TAAACAACATTGAATGGTGCTATTCGAGCCCGTTTGAAAAGAAATTCTATGCCGTTCCGAAGTTTGACACATGGCCTTACCCAATTACGTTTGGTCCATTTCAAAACTCACCTCCCGTCGATGAACCAATTTGGAAAGACGCTTCTGGGTTTACCGAAAGCAAGAAATACAGCTTGATTTTTGTCAGACAACCTGAGCTTCTTGGGACGAAGTATTATGATTCGTTCATAGAACGATCTGGTTCTGGTGGTACTTTCACCCAGCCAAGTCAGGCCACAACAAACACAACGCCTCTTCTCGCAGCCAAAGTCTTTTTCGGCATTGAACCAACTGCCATTTCAGCAGGAACTGTGATTCTTGGAACGGGTTCGGTTTACACACAATGCTCAGGTGCAATCATTCGTGGTTGGAAATATGGTGTTGCGAACGGTGTGCCAACCAAGTTCTCTTGCGTTTTTCGCAGAGATCGCTACGGACAACCAAGAGACATGTTGGAGGGCAGACCTTACACCAAAACCTATGCCAATCCTGAAATTGGTGGACCTTTTGATGAAGGTGGAGGAATCCGTTTTGTTTCTGGAAGTGCTCTTGCTGGAGAGAGCGACAACTGGCTGACAGCAAGCATCTATTCCAGCAATGATGTGGCAGCAGCATATCGAGCTAACCCATACGGCTCTGGGTTGTTCGACAAGGAATACAGGAGTGCCCTGCCGTGGTTCGACAATGACCCTAGAAGGGCCGGAAGGTAAAAGAACACAGTGGGACTACTCAACCAAAAGCAACGCCTTCTTGACACCATTCTGACCGATGAAGGACGTAGGCAACTTGGCACCGGAAAATTCGTGCCAGTGTTTTATTCCTTTGGCGACTCAAGTGCTGTTTATTCTCCTGGAGACACCAACGTCACAGGATCGTCTCCAGATCAAACACTTTCAACAATTGTTACTTTTGAAGCGTTTGCTCTTCCCCAAGACCAAGTGGCTTATGAAGCCGATGACTCTGGTGCCCTAAACGTCGTTGGAAACAACAACATCTTTTCCTCTTCTCAAGGTCCAGTAAGGGTCATCTCCGGACAACTTGTCAAAGGTTGGGAAACAGGAACGCCTCAGATCCTGTCGTCTTCAGCAGAGTTCGCATCAACAGCAGAAGGAATTGTTGCAGATGCAGCAAACAACTTCAGAAAGTTGATGATTTTGAAGAGCCCAGACCTTCTCCACTCCAACAGAGATGAATTCATTCTCAATAAGAACAGGATTGATTTCAGGGTTGATGACAACACGACTCTTCCAGGCTGGGTTACTGTTGGAAACCTGGAAGCAACAGAGAACCTTTTTTTTGATAGGAGGTTGAGTCATGTGGACAACTTCAAATTCCTTCCACCTGTCAACAAAGAAACAAATATACCTGTCGGAAACTATGCGGGATCCATCGCTGGAAACAGGCAAATTCTGACTTATGAGGATTTGAGAGCAGAATTCCAAAACACAGTTGTGAATGATGGGACCGTTCAGAGACGAGTTCCTTTACAAAGGGATACAGTCTACTTCTCAGAGACTTCAATCACAAACAGGTTGATGGGGCAAGTCTTTGAAATTGCCAATGGTAAGATGAATAAATTGGATGTTGTGGATTTTGGTGTTTTCACAATCAAAAAAACGGATCCACCACTGTTTCCTGATGCTGTTCCTGTTCCATTGAACCCTGACATCATTGCTTCGACAACGAGGATTCATGTTTATTTTGTCGGAAAGGTTATGCTTGATGCAACTGGAAGTGAGAAGTTCCTCCAGATGTTCACACTCGTCTTTCAGGTGTGAAGAAGAGGAAGATTTGGGTTGGGAAGTAGTCTGTCACATTCCAGATTCAGTGATACCAGGAGATGCGGATTGGCACTTGGAACCCTGGGAACTCGAATTTTAGCTACATATTGGGATCATGCAGGTCAAACTTGGAACCTTGCCAGTTCTCTCTCTACCCACAGATTTCCTCACACTAGAAGAGATAAACTCCAAAGGGTTCTCTTATCTTCTCTCGGTCAACATCAACAAAGAGTTGGTGAAATCTTCTCGTGCTGCTTCTCTTGTTGTCAAAACATACAGATCCAATCCCAAAAACACATTCAGCACAAGTGTCCTTTCTAACACCAACAATTCTTCTTTCGGCAGTTTGTCTGGTGTGAGCAGCACGAGTCTTGTTAGAAGCATTCAATCCAGAGCAATCTCAACTTCAACAAAGATCAGTCAAACACGAAACGATTATCTCACCACAGACTCCTACGGAATTCAGGATCTCATCACCAAGTTTGGAACAGGAATCTCATACTCGAAAGAAGAATCTACTTTTTCTAGTGGTGTGAAGAACTCTGTGTTCGCTTCCATTTCTGGAGAGTCTGTTGGAGTTAAGTTGGAAGATGATGTAACCATCCCTCAGTTGTGTTTGGAAGCAATATCAAATCAGAAGCAGGATCCTGCTTCTCTTATGAACCAAAGAGTTTGGGCAACTCCAACTGCGCTGCAAACCAATAATGGCACGCCAAGTCAATTCAGCAGACCAACAAACTCTGTTGCGTCTTCCCTGGTTGCTTCTTCTGTTGTTGCACAGCCTCCAACGAATTCTACTGTGCTGGCAAGAAGTAAATCAGAGTTGAACGTTGTGGAAATCGAGTTGCCACTGTTCTTTTATGAATCAGCAATAGGAACTGATGACTTCTTTCTGTTGGTAAGCCTTTTGGATGGGAATGGAGTCTTGATCCAAGAAGAGGTTGGCTTCGTCAAGCACAAAACCAACCAAGCCATCCTCACAAGGGTTCAAGTCCCACCTTCTTTCCAAATTAGGAGAAGACAGGATGGAATGCTGGTTGCAAACGTGAAACAGATGGACAGATATGCAACAACCGTGACCTTGTTCAAAACCGAAATGGACAGCACTCCACGGCAAGAAGTTGTGTCGGTTGTTGGTGTCCCATTCCCAGAAGAAAGAACAATACTCCTTCCAGACACATCACAAACAACTACGCTTTATCGTGCTGTCGCTTACAATGATCTTGGAATTGGCGGAGTGTTCTCTGGGCAAGTTCTCGAACCGGCAACCAGTTCCAACACACGATTCAAATTTGTTTCCCTCCGCTCAAAGAACACAGATACGGGACTGAACCTTGTTGTTTCCTCTCTCCCAGAAAACACTTCTGTGGTCTCTTTGTTCCGAGAAGAGGTCGGGAGAGAGGGAGAAGAAACACGACTGATGGATTTTCTGGTGGCTGGTGGAGCTTCAACAAGCCAACTGACTTATCTGGATACCAGCCTTATTCCCTGGAAATCATATCGGTATTTCTGTGAACTGACAGACACCAGAGGGAATGTCATTCCGGCAAATGCTTCCGTTGAGGTCGTGTATCGGCCAAAGACAAGAGATTACGCCGCCGTCTCTGTAACGCCTCCAGTTGTAACAACTGTTCAATTGCCTGGAAACAATACTCAGTTCTTTGATGTTTCTTTCCAAGTCTCTTACGCTGTGACAAAGAAGCTGGAGGATGGGGTCAGAGAGTTTCTTCTCGGTCAAGGGTTGCTAGAATATTATGGCGGCGATATTCAAAGAGAAAACCTCAAGGATCTTCTGATCACCAAAGTGGAACTTCGTGACTTGGAAACCAACGATGTTTCCTTCCTTGGTTATGTTGATGGGACGTTTGTTCAGAACACAACGAAATACGGACTTCTCAGCAAGCCTTCTTCGTATCAATATGAACTTACCACCTTCGTGAGAACTCCAGACACGCTCCTTTCCAGTGTTGAACTTACCAAAGAATCAACACCAAGAAGCAGTGGAGCAGACAAGGAATATTCTCTTGTTCCATTCAACTCTCTGCATCCTTACGGCCTTCTCACAGGAATCAATCCAAAGAAGTCTGGAAATGAGTTTACCAGCCTCATTGGACTCCAGCAGTTTGATTTTGGTGACATAACAGATGTGAGCTATCTCCAGGTTGAGTTGAAACCACCAAGCCCTTCTGTTAACAATCAAAGAGCTTCGGTTTTCAACAAGAGATTGGTTGAAGTTTCATGGTCTGTAAATGGAGAACAGGAGCAAATCAGCCACTTTATCGTAAGGCGGCAAAATGTTGTTACTGGTGAGACAGACCTCTCTGGAGTTGTTCATGGAATCAACCCAAAGAACTCTTATCTGTTTGTGGATGAAATAAGACCCACGGATACGGGTCTGTTCCGTTATGTCATTACACCCCAGTTCTTTGAGAACATGATACTCGGAACAAGTGTCCAGACAAATGACGTGGAAGTGAGTGTTTGAAACAAATGGCAAAGACAACATCAAGAGGAACGAAGTTTGGTGGTGTGCAGATCCAACCTGCACCGCAAACTTCCGTCGTTACATTCACACCTTCCACCCCACCTGGGGGTTTGCAACCACAAACCGAGACACAAAGAGGAACAGTCACAACCTTCACTCCACAACCAAGACAACCCGCCATTCAACCTTTAACTGAGGCACAGCAGGGAACGGTTGTAACTTTCACTCCACAAGCTCGCCAGAGAATAACCCTGGTCGATCAAAACGTTCAGCCACTCAATCCCGTTGTGGCAATGCAAGGCGTCAGAAATCCTCCTGTCGCCACTCCCGTATTTTTCCCACCAACAAGATCAGAACTCTCCCAAGTAGATTTTGAGGAAGAAGCTCTTTCTCTGGAGACATACACCTACCGTAACGGTCAGGTCATTTCAACGATCGCTTCTGTTAGACCAGAAATTCTCCTCAGTACCAACATCATCCCAGCCTTCTCTCAAACTGGGGACAGTCAAACTCGTTTTGGGGTTTACCTCGATGATCTTTACCAATCCTCATTGGTTCGAGACACATATCGTCGTTACCTCATCCTCAACAGAGCAAACAACGACAACAGCTTCCAAGGAACACTCGAAGCCGTTGGAAAAAGATTGAATGATGACATTGCAGCAGTTGAAAGAACCATTGCTGGGATGGATTCATTGATCGGGAAGAACAAAGAACTTCAACGTGCCCTTGATCTGAAATCAATCCTGGAAAACACCAACAGATTTGTCAGACCTTTCACAGATGTGAAGAGTTTTATGACTCAAAGACTGCTGTTTTCTGACAGAGCTTACACCGGCTTTTCCGATACAAAGGTTGCATACCAACTTCTCTCAGACCTCAGTGGAATGCTCCAGAAATGTTCATTCGGATTGATTGATGGGTTTACAGACAATGATCGGTCAACAGAAACAAACACTCTGAAAAAACAGAATGCTCAAGATCCTATCACACTGGATTTGACTTATGGTGATGGGTTGAGATATTCACCCAGCCTTGTTCGTGGGAGATATGTCAACACCTATTCGTCATTCAACACCATCGTCAGCTCTCTTCCATCTGCAACAACGGATCGAATCAAGTTCATCATCAACCTGTTGAGCAGGGAACTTAAAGTCTCCAAAGGTCTTGGAAAATACAAACTCCCACAAGAATCAGAGTTCTTTGGGTTTGGTGACAAAGGAAATCCCTTTGATAACATCATTGGAGCGCCGCCATCAGACATCTTCCTCCAACCAGGAGGAAGAAACAGTCTTTCTTCCTTGTTCTTTTTGAGAACAGGACAACAAAACGCTGTTGTTCTGCCTTATGAAAGCCGCCAAGTCAATGGAGATGGCCAAACAGTCTTCATTCCAGGTTCTGTTTACTTCGGAGATGGTGTTCTCAATGGAGATTTCACCATTCTTCAATCCTATCGTGAATCTTTTTCTGAAAGACTTGCACGGGCACAGACTGTTTTCAACAGACTCTTGTTGGATCAGTCTAAACTTGATCAAACCTCCAAGCTCCTTGACCCAGTTGATTTGTTCAAGAGTGTTCTGGAGTCATACCAAGCTGCTCAAACCCTCGTAAGAAAAAACAACAACGATGCAACCGCAATCCTCTCCTTTGCCTTGTTCCTTTTAGGAGCAGACAAGCCAAAGGTTAGGTTTGAGGTTTTCAAGTTGTTGTTGCTTGTGCTTCTGTATGACACAAGACCTTCTGTGACGGTTGATGCAACCAACACAGACAAATTCCGCGACCTTCTCTTCTCAGAACTATCGCAGGAGCCACTACAAGGCTTTTCTGAGCCCTTGAATGAGTCTGGTATACCCAAGGCCATAGAAGTCCAAATGGAGGCCGTAAAAAGCCTCCTGGTGGCAAACACAAAAACTCTGACCGACTCCTTCCAAGGAAAAACCAATGTTGCCCAAATCCAACTCCAACAATTCGAGAGTTTGGCTTTCTCCCTGAGAACAACTCCAAACCTGTTCAAAGGTGTTTCGGATGTTGTTAAAGCTGTTTTTTCTGCTTGCAGTGGAAACGAGGTTGTGTTTCATTTGGTTGAGGGTTCCTCAGTCACAAGATTCAATGGAATCACCACGACCGGCTTGGTTCTCTTTGTGTTTGAACTCTTCTGTGCTGTTGCACAAAGGTTTGCAAACAAGAACATGTCATTCGGGCTGAGAGATTCCATCGGAGGCAGACAAGAATCCTCCAGGTTCCTCGAAGTTGACTTCAACCCAGAAGAACTGGCAACCATCAACACCAACATCTCCAACTTTGTTGCTGGGAATAAGACGAATGAGAAGACCCTAACAAATGTTTCCAGTGCTCTTCTTCAAGAAGAAGCAAACATCGCCAACATTCTTCAGTTCTTCACCCAGTTGAATGAATCCCTTGGAAGAGTGACGGCTCCAAACAACCTTGAGATTTCCTTGTTTCGTTCCACAAATCCAGGAGATGTTATCACGGCAAACACAGCAAGGTTGGCAAAGGGAATTTTGAGGAGTGTTGTCGATAAGAGGGCTGGATATAATCCGACCAACAACCGAGCACTGGAATTTTACCTTCCGAACACAAAACCAATCTCTTCCAACTCTTGGATGGTTTTGAAGTCTGCTCTCCAATCCAACAACCTCTTCAAACAAGAAAGAGCAAAAATCCTTTCTGTTGGCGTTCCAAAAAACTTCGTTAACTCCGTCTTGGGAATGCCAATCAAACCAGAGGAAGCATTTACAGGAAAGCTCAACACCAACACCAGTAACGATCTCGTTTCCTTCCATGTTCACAGGTTGGATAAGGTTGATGAAGGCATCATATACAAGCCATTGACCAGAAAGTTTGATCTTTCTCTTTTCCCCAAGGGATTTGATTCTTACCAGCCCGTCTCCTTGGCTGGGAAACCTTATTCGAACTTGGTTGAGATGTTTCAATACTATGACTTTGATGAAGACTTGCCATATTCCTCAGTTGTTGCAGAGTCTCTTAATGACAGAGTTTCTGGAACCAGTAGAGAAGCAGTGGAAAACCTGTTTCTTAGTTGGTTGCTTGGTCTTTATCAGAACCTTGCAACGGGGCTGAATCCCTCAGAAGAAGTTTTCATTGAATACACCGAGAAAGAAACGGATGAGTTCTCAAAGCAGTTGCTGGCTGGGAACCTCTCACTCTCCAGGTTCATGTCTCCAGAGTATGTTCCACTGCTCAATTCCTTTCCAGATGGATCGGATGCTCAGAAAGTCATCTTGGGACTGACCAACGATATTCCAAAGACGGTGTTAAAAGGGAAGGAATATGATCGAGTGTTTTTCATGGCTGTGAACCCAGACCAATTTCCAATCGACATTGTTGCCATGAGACAGAACAAAGACACTCAGAGGATTTTGGAGGGCTTGTATTCATCCAGACGGGTAGTAACTGATCCAATCACCGGAGAGGTCTACAAAATCCCCGAGGCTTTTTCTATGGACAGCTATTTTGTTTCGGTGGAAGTATGACCAACAACATTCAATCCCTACCATCTGTTCCAGTAACGGCGGCAGATACCCCAGAAATCACTACCTTCACTGCGGAGTTTGTTTACAACTTCTTCCGTGCTGACGAGTTGACTAACTCATCTCAAACCACAGCAGCAGCCCAGAACTCTGTTGAGTTCTCCAGAACTGTTCCGAGATACGTTCGGTTGAAATGGAACAAAGTTGCCAACAACCAACAAAAATTCACAACGGTTTCTATCTCAGACAACCAAGCTAAAATCATTGACGAACAAGATCTGTGTTCTTCCTTCTTCGGAAGATACAACCAGCAAGAAATGAGCTTTGTCTCTGAAAGAAGGAAATATCTGAGCCAGTTGTTTGAACAGCTTGGAGTCAATCGTTCTGGAGCGGGATTGGTTGATGCTGTGAGAGACCTTCACAACGCAACACCCGAAGGTGTAAGCCAAGAATTCCTGCTGCGTTACCTGAACTACGCTCAAAGTGAAAACACATCCACCGAAGCAACCCCAGAAGAACTGTCTGACAGCCTGGAGCAAGTGAAGGTTGGTGTGTCTGTTTCCAAAAAGGTTCTGGGGACATTGATGCACGACAAGGTAACAACAGATACCCTAACACCCTCAACCAACGGAGTTATTTCCAGCGTTTCCTCCTTGTTTGATGCTCAAAACAGCATCAAACCACAGATGAATAAGTTGGCTGGAAACCAGTACGATCTAAACCTGCTCACTCCTGTTCGTCTTACATCGGCAGAACAAACCCAAGAATTTGGCACAGTGTTCGGAACACTTGGATACATCATCGAAAGACACAGAATCTTGGATGATGGAAGTCTTGTGGAAAAGACAGAGTTTGTCATCGAGGAATCGGACACGACTGAGCACTTTGACACCTTGGTTGCATACAATCAGAAATATCTCTATCGGATCAAAGTAATCACTGGAGTTCAAACACTCGCCTTTGACTCGTCTAGCAGAGTCAACGTCCTTGCTCTTTACCTTCTTGGAAGCCAAACAACTTCGGCTGTTGTTTCTTGTGTGGACAGGAAGCCATCGGAACCACCAACAGATTTCTTTGTTCGCTGGGATTATGGGCTCAACAAACCTGTTCTTACCTGGAACTTCCCAATCGACACCAGAAGACATATCAAATACTTCCAAATCTTCAGACGGGAAAACAATGACAGACTCAGACCTGTTCAACGTCCATTTGAACTGATCAGAATGTACGAGTTCAACGATCTCCAGAATGGGGAGGGAACATTCTTCTCCAGGCCACCACAAGGCTCAGGAGGTGTCTTCAAATTCCTTCAAGGGGAAGACACCATTGAAGCCGATTTGGTTGTCAACGAAAACAACCTGAGAGGATTAAACGCATTCACTCCAACCTGTTTTGTTGATGAAGACTTCAACAAAGAGAAATACTACATCTATGCCGTTGCTGCTGTTGATGCTCATGGAATTACAACCGGGTACAGCAATCAAGTTGGTGTGAAATTCGACAAGCGCAGGAACACTATTGATCGTGTGGATATTTCCGGCCCAGGTGCTCCAAAATCATATCCAAACCTTTATCTCAACCGAGATACCTTTGTGGATACGATCAAAAACGAAGGTTACAGCCAAATGACCGTTGTATTCAATCCAGAGTTCTATGAATTATCAAGACAAGGTTCTTCAACCAATACAAAACTCATTCAGTTTGGACCTGACAACAAGTACAGAATCCAGTTGATCAACACAGACTTGCAAGAAGATCAATTTGTGGATGTTGTCGTTACTGATGAAAGAACCTCTTCGTGAGAAACAGTCGGGTCGGTATTTACAGCTACAAAGAAAGAACATAGGAATAGAATGGCCTTCCTCGATTCATCAAGTCAAAACATTGTTGTTGACGCCGTGTTGACAGACATCGGTCGTCAGAAGCTCGCACAAGGAAACTTCAACATCATCAAGTTTGCTGCTGGGGATGATGAAGTCGATTACGGAATGATTGTTCGCTATGGCAGAACAGTCGGACAAGAGAAGATTGAAAAAAACACCCCTGTGTTTGAAGCCGTAACCAACAACAAACTTGCTCTTGTTCACCCATTGGTTTCTCTTCCAGATCCAAACAGATATACCCTTCCCAAATTCGCCCTGGCTGCAACACAAGGGTTGACTGGGAATGTTTTGTCTCTTGGAACAGGAGCAACCAACAAACAAACCGTTATCGTCCAGCAGACTTTGACAGGCGGTGAAACTGTTCCACAAGAGCTTGTTGACAATCAATTCATGGTTGTGTGTGATGACAGATTCATTCGAATCATTGGCAGCACACCTGTGATTGATAGAAACAGAATGGCTTCTTACATCCTCACAAGAGATGGCTCAACTTCCAGCCAAGGTGGTGCAACCGTTTCTATCGCCGTGAATGCCAAAGCTATCACAGATGCTCAGTTCTTGATCTTTGGTCAGCCGAACGCCAAGACGATTATCAGAACGGTTCTGAGGGTTACTGGAATGGGTTCTGGTGCCAGTGTGGACTTCGTAGCTTCTATCACCAAAAACGCATAAAGGTAACACACCAACATGGCAACATTTGAATTTTTCAACCCCGCTTCTGATAAAAGAACACAAAGCGATGTTCTTGAGCAACTCGTTGACGTGATTGGAGATGACGTTTCTTCTTCTCTCACCAGAAGGAAGTATCAGGTTTGGGTTACTGGATCAGGAGCAAGTGCTGGAGTCACCAGTTCTCTTTTTCAAACGGTCTACGACCAAGATTTCACTCTACAAACAGCGAACCCTGTTTTTGATGTGACCATTGGAATCCACACAAGCTCTGTTCTCATCCCAGCACTCACAACCTCTTATGACTCTGTGAATGATCAATACTACTTCCCTTCCTCGTCCATGATGATGAGAGAGAAGATTGATCTTTACCGGACATTCGCCCAACAACTCCTTGGCAACGACAATCAAGCCTTTACCTTTGTCTCAGGTGCTTTGGCAGGAACCACTATCAAAGAAGCCGTCTTCCTTTCCTTCAAACGCTTGTTTGCAAGAGATCAAGTGAAAAGGGAGACCTTTGCCCTCCGTGCTTTTCAGTCTGCTTCTCTTTCTGGTCTTGTGAACTTGGAAAGACAAGGCATTGGTGAAGCGATTTATACTGACCTTGGTTCAACAATCAATGTGAACTATTCTTTCCCAGGTGGTTCCGTTGGAACCATTGTCAACACTTCCAACACTTCTTCTGTTGGGTTGGTTTGGCATGATCAAGGAATTGTTGTGTTGGACGCTTCAAGGGTTTTTGATTCCACCGAACAAATCACTGGATCCATCAACAGTATCAACCTCACCAATGAACCTTTCACTGGTTCCTTGCTTTATAGTGGAACTGGCCCATGCAACGCTCTGTTTGCTAGTGCTTCCGTTGATGATGTTGTTGATCACATCTGCTCCACAAGGTTCATTGGATCTGATGCAACCGTGATGGCCTTCCAAAACCAAACAAACATCAATAGTTCCGTCTTCTTCTGCAAGTTTGAAGCTGACAGGTTCAACTACTCCAGCAACCCGACCTACACCGATTCTTCAGGTCGTATCGTTGTCATTGATCCAGGACAAGAAGATGTTCAACGCTCCTTCTCCTTCATCACTTCCATTGGTTTGTATGACGCAGACAACAACCTCTTGGCTGTCGCCAAAACCTCTCGACCTATTTTGAAAAACTATCAAAGAAGTTTTACAATTAAAGTTCGGAACGATTTTGCCAAGAAGCCACGATTTTCAAACTCCAAGATTCGGAAATAGCGGTTAGTCGTCGTCGAAACCACATTTCTTCCTCTCCCCAATTCTTTCCCAAGACCCCAGTCCCAGCTCACTTACAAATTGATACATCTACTTATGTTTTCAACAATGAGACAACAGAAGATGTATGATTATCGGTGTTTTTCTTGTGGAAAAGAGTTTGCACACAGGAAACGAAACAAGATTTACTGCTCCCGAGATTGTTACTTTGCAGAGAAGGGAAAAACAAAGGAGTGGAGAGCGCAAGAGAGAATTTGTTTGTTGTGCGGTGAGTCTTATTTGCCTTCGCACAAGGAGCAGATGTATTGCGGAATAAAGTGTTTTGCTGAGAAGAAGTTGAAAATTGACCTAAGCAAATCTTTGCCAGTTGAGTGTTTCAAATGCGGCAAGGAATTTCTGAGAAGGCCGTCTGCATTTTCGGAAAAGAACTTTTGTTCTAGGGCATGTACAAAACTAGATCCCGAGACGAGAAACTGCCCAGCGTGTAAGGAAGATTTTGTTGTTAATTGGCCTGGAAGTAAGAAGAGATTCTGTTCCAAATCTTGTTCTCGCAGCGGGGAGTTCCATCCAATGTATGGCAAACGTTTTTCCTTACCAGAAGGATATGAACCTTGGACGAAGGGAAAAACGGCAGAAACCGACGAGCGCATCGCGGCATTGGGTAGGAAAATTTCGGAAAAAATCAAAATCCAATATGAAAACGGTGTAAGGTGTGTTGATGGCCCAAAAAACCCGAACTATGGAATCACACGAGATCAACGAACACCCGAACAGTTGGAAAGATATTCAAAGGCCGCCGCAAAAAGAGTTCAGGAAGGAGTGCTTGATAAGGCACACCCGAGATTTTTGCGGGGCAAACATCGAAGTGAAAAGATAGGCCGGGAAATCTTTTTCAGGTCTTCTTTGGAGAAACGTGTAATGGTTTGTTTGGACGCGGATCCGACTGTCTTAACTTACGAGTACGAGCCCGTTCAGATAAAGTACGACAACGGCAAACGATACATCCCAGACTTTATCGTATCCTACTCGAATGGAAGAAAGGTTCTTTTGGAAGTCAAGGGAGGTCAGTATTTGGAAACCACAGCCACTCAACTCAAGGCACAAGCCGGACAAACTTACTGTCACTTACACAACTTGAGTTATGTGGTCATGGCAACCAAAGACATCATAGTCCTTGAAAACTCTCTTGGAATCAAGTTTTCTTACCACGATCTAAAGGAATCTCTGAAAAAATGAATGTGAAAATAGGAGCGCGTAGCTACGCTGTTAACTTTGTTAGTTTGGAAGACGAAGAAAACAAGATTTGTGGTTATACTGACTACCACAAAGGAGAAATCATCTTGAACGATTCACTTGTTGATGATGCAAAAATGGAAGTGCTTTTGCATGAGATGCTTCATTGCCTGCTGGACAACGCAGGTATAAACGAGATCGCAGCACAACTCAAAAACAGCAAAGGCGACGAAGAACAAAATCTGGCTGAGTTAATTTGCAACGTTTTAGCTCCAAGGCTTCATGCTTTCCTGTTGGACAATGATGTCCAACAATTGCTGAACTTTTGCAAGTCTGGTACTTAGGACTACTTTCCTTTTTTGACGGACAGCAAAGCAGTTTGAGAAAACGAGAAGGGCAGCATGTCCATTCAAAAGTTCAGACCGGGTGATATTGAGTTCTTTACGGTTCAAACGACACCCGGAACATCTTTCATTTCCAGCAGTGTTACTGGGACAACTGGATCGGCTTATGTCTACCCACGCCGTTCCTCCATTCTCAAAGATCAATTCGCAATCGTAACAACAGCAACAGGAGCTTTCACCAAAACTTCAAACGTTGGTGAAATACTCCAGTTTGCCAAACTTGCTCAAAACACAACTGAACTGACGGATAGAATCAAAACATATCTCGGCGTTGTTGGAGAACTTCCAGAAAATCCAAGGAATCAAGCAAGGCAGGAAGTGGTGAGGTATACACCAGGAGTCAACCTGGATCTCAACATGACCAGGAAGTTCGTCACCACAAATGTTTTGATGCCTTACTGTGCTGCGTATGGAACAAACTACAACTTCGGGTTCACCAACTATCATTCCCTGAACTTTTTGACAGCAAGTGGTCTTCCCACAGGATCGGCTTTTCTGTACCCTTCAAGCGGTTCAGCCACCCTGGGGTCAGGAGCCGTCGTCTCTGCCTCCTATATTCCTTCTGGTGCCTTCACCTTCGACTTCTATATCAACCCGAGATATTCCATCGACCAAGAAAGCTCAGAGTTCAAAGCTGGAACCCTTCTTCACATGTCTGGAGCTTACGCTCTGTCACTTGTGACAGGCTCCAGTAGAGATCCGAATGGTTTGTCTGACGGTTACAGAATCATGCTGCAACTTAGCAGTTCTGCCACTAGACTTCCATCAACCATTGATCCAACAAGCCCTCCAGCACTCACTTTCCTCTCCGAAGACAACTCTCTTTCAAGAGGAGCATGGCAGCATGTTTCTATTCGCTGGGGAACAGAGTCTTACAACTTTGGCTCAGGCTCCTTCCTCGTCGATGGAACAGAAAAAGGAACGTTCTATATTCCTTCTGCTTCAGTAGCTCCAAAGGAACAAACAGGAATCCTGAACCCTTGTGTCTTGACAGTTGGAAACTTCTTGGAGTGTGCTCAAACAGGACAAGCGGCACTGTTTTTCTCTGACAGAGCACAAACACGTTATGGAGTTCCTGTCAACGGTTCTCCATTGACAACTGATCCATTGCTGGATGCTCCCAGCGTTTATTCTCTCAATCATCCTCTGAACGCAGAGGTTCATGAGTTGAAGATTTACAATCGCTACCTCTCTCAAGAAGAAATTCATTCAAGAAGTCTCACTGGCCCTTCACTCCCAGATCCTTCTCTCCTGTTTTACCTTCCACCATTCTTCTGTGAAGAATCACCTTCAAGGTCTGTGGATGTTGTTGGAGGAGTTGGTGGTGTTCTTGTTCATCCTTTCCAGGCTGTTGATGGAACCACACGACATCCATTCAACGTTGATTTGTCTTTTGACACTGGAGGTCACTACATCAACCTTGAAAACTTCTCCAGAGACTTTGCAACAGGGAACTATCCAAGGCTTATCAACCTTTCAGGTCAAGCACTCAATGGAAACACAGAACAGTTGACCTGCAATGGTTTTCTATATGCCTCTGGATCGAACAGAAAGGCGTCATTAAGCGTCTTGCCGAATGATAACGGGGCCTTTATGCCAAATTGGTTTGCGGCCCTAGAAACGCTTTCTACGGGCTCCTACGTTACCGATAATGGCGACAAGGCACTCAACCTCGTTTCCCTCAGAAACCTTTATTCCCTCGATAGCATCTACGATCTCGTTCCGCCGTCTTCTGGTTCAGCAACCCTGAACACAGACACAACCTCCAGAAGTTCAATCATTGCCTCTATCTCTGGATTTGATGTGACAAGCTCTTTTGGTACTCTCAGCCCACAAAGAACTCCGACAATCCTCCAGAGAACTCAAGAAAACAGTTCTCTTCAAGTTGTGATGTTTGATGTCAGCAACCTGTTTTATGGCAACAGGATTTTGCCAGGAACATTTGTGCTGAGGGACACGGATCTCTCAAACAGCTATGGGAAGGTTGCCATCACTCTGAAAGATGATGGTTTCGGAAGTTTGTATCGTGCTGATTGTACTGGATCTCAAGCACAATACAATCACGTCGGCAATGTGTTTTATGATAACGGAGTTGTTTTGATCAGCAATCCCAGCCTTTATTGGTTTGGAGAGAATGGGTTTGAGTGTTCGTTCAAGGGAGAGAGAGGTGTGCATGTCATGAAAGCACGTCTCAGGGCAAATCCTTTGGAGCTTGTCTCTTCTTCGAACCCTGGATGGTCTGCTTCGCTGCAAGCCACGGATAATGCCTCTCAGTTCGATCAACGATATGTTTATATCACGGATCTCTACCTCCATGATGACAACCTAAATGTGATTGCAAAAACCAAACTAGCTCAACCCGTTCTGAAAAGATCAGGTGAGAAGTTGGTGTTTGATGTTACACTGGATTGGTGACTCAGAATGGGTCCGTTGTTTTTCGGAGGACCATCCCTTTTTCTTTTGGATCGAATCCAAGAGGAAATTTGGTGAACTCGTCATAAATGGAGCCAGAGAAATTGGCCTTTTCCCATCCCTTCATTCCACTCAAGTCCGCTTCGTCAAAGGTACACCTGTCAAATATCGCCCAAGAAACATCAACATCGTCAAAAGCCGTTGACCAGAATTTGACTTTGAAACAGTTGGCTTGTTTCATGTTTGTCTTGATGATTTTTGCTTTGGTGAAATTCGAGTTAAGGCCAGAACCATCTTTGATGGTGGTTTTCTCAAAATTACACTTGAGGATTTTTGCACCATAAAACATTCCAAGGATATTGAGAGATTGATTACTGAAATCAACATTGACAAACTTGCGCTGGTCTGAGTGCAAACCAAGACTTGCCAAATATTCCATCTCATTTGAAGTCATGCGTTTATTAACCATTAACCCTGACTTTTTCTCCTTGAACAGTTTGTCTACACCAGATTCCTCATCTTTTTTGAGAATGTCAACAACTTCGACTTTGGTTGTGTTGAACCAAACCGCTTGAAAGGGTTCGGCGGAGTAAATCAAGCCCAAGCCGTCATCGACCACGCCGTCATAACCAAGAACTTTCCAAAGAAGATAAGTCCAAAGACCTGTTGGGCCTCCTCCTTTTGGGCCTGGATACATTGAAACGGATGAATACTTGGTCGTTGCTTTTGCCAACATTCTCGTAATGTTCCAAATTATGGAAGCATACTTGTTGTCGCTCTCGTAAGCAGAAACCCTCGCAGACTCCATTCTTTCTCTGTCAAATCCAGCAGCCACCAAAAGGTCAAAATCTCTGAGGTAATCAGCTTTGGAGTAATCTTCCAGATCCAAAATCCTTGCTTCTGGCTTGGGCTTGATGATCACTGCGTAAGGACGTTCAGTAGCAAAGTTTGAGATGCTACCTCTTTTGAGCGGATAAGAGTAAAATCCGATTGGTGTTTTATACTCGTTTACCAGATACAAACCCATCCTGGGATAATTCGAGAAGTGAACGAACAAGCCGCCTTGCTTTTCATAAGCAATCAGTTGTTCTTTCCAGGAAGGGGGTTTGCTTCCTATCTCTTTTTTGTATCTGGAGATTTCGAGAACGAGGAGGGACTTGAGGAGGGAATGTGATGGTGTTGCCAGCATGAGTTTACTGGCAAATAACTAGAAAGGAATCAATCGTGAAGGATTTCTCTGCCACCCTGCTCCATCCTCAACGCTTCAACTTCAGCAGCGGAAGATGTATCGACAGAAGCAATCGTGTGATGTTCTTCATGGTTCGATTTCATGATAAAAGCAGCGTCACACAAGTGCAGCACATAAGGCAGAAGGTTTGGATCGTTCAAAACCTTTGACTGGAAATCAGATTTGTAGAACTTCACGTCTTGGAGAATTTCTCCTGTTTCGTGGTCTGTTACAAGCAAGTTCTTCCAAGCCCCTGTTCCAGCAATTTCAACTTTCTTTCCGTCCATGAGGACTGGATCAGAAATCTTGTCGCAGTATTGCCGAAGTTCGTCGAAGAGTTGTTCGGATTCCATGATTCCTCTTCCGAAGTGAATTTCGAAGGAGACTTCACGCCAAGGACGTGCAACTTTGTTTTTGATGGTTTTGGCTGTGACTTCGATTCCGATGACAGCTTCTTTTCCATTGATGGTTTTTTTGAGTTGCTGACCTCCAGTGAGTTTGATACGGACGGAGGAGTGATATGGGATTGCCATACCCCCAGGGGTTGTGTGCGGGTCTCCGTATAAAACGCCTATTTTCTGGCGCTGCTGATTTACCAGGAGCAAGCAAACGTTTTTGTCACCGATCACATGAGTGATTTTTCTGAAGCCCTTAGAAAGCACCCTGGCAGCAAGACCAATGGTGTTTTGATCGTACTCACCATCAATTTCGGCCTTGGGAGCACTCGCAGCAACAGAATCCCAAATCACAGTAACTGGAACGTCTGCCTTCAGATTCCTCGCCTTCTCAATCGTGCTCTCAATAACCTTGAAAATCTCTTCAATGCAAGTCTCTTGAATGAACACGAAACGCTTGACTACAACAACACCAACAGACTCAAGGTTTTCAACAGATGTGGCGTTCTCTGTGTCAATGTAGACAACAATCCCGCCCATGCGCTGGGTTGCCTTTGCAACCTCATAAGTCAAGTGAGACTTGCCGATAGAGGTTGGACCTTGAATTTCGATAATGCGACCTTCTGGGAGACCACCGTTCCTTCTGTTGGAAATGATGTAGTCAAGCTGTCTGGAACCCGTACTGATCCAGCGTTTCACGGTCGTTGGCGCTTCATCCGTTCCAAGGTTGAAGGCTTTTCTCATTCCAGCTTCTTTGTTGACTTGCTTGATAAGGTCAGCAGAGAAGTCATCATCTTGAATATTGGATGATTGAGTTTGTGAAGAGGCAAAAATCGTTTGTGTTTGTTTGTTGGATGCTGCTTGTTGTGGTTGTTGTTTTTTTGGAGGAGCCATTGTATTTCGCTTTCCTATTCTTCAAACTAACAGAGCTGTTTTCTGGAATCAATGTGATTGCAGAGACGGGAAAAACCCTCCAGAGGGACAATGTTGTCGTTCTCTGGAGGGTTTTCTTGGTTTTGGTTTTGTATCAGGTCAAATCGCTGAAAGCATCGTCGAGTTGATCTTCTGCTTCGGAAGTGCTTGCTGGATTTGCACCTCTTGTTGCGTTGTGGTCTGTTCCTTCTGCGGAAGGTTTGGCAGAACCACCAGAGAGGCCAGCGACAAAGTTTTCCAGGATTTCTGTCAACTCTTCGTTGGTCTTGCATTGCCGACCAAACATCTCTTCAAACTTTGGAGTTGCAGCGAGCCATTTAGTAACCAGAGCCTTGTCTTTGGAAAGAGGACTTGGCTTCTTCCGAGGTTGAACGTTGATGTTCTTCACTGGAGAACCATTCCAGAGCTTTGGCTTTCCACCTTCCATTGCTGGAGTGACAGTCAGAGTAAAATCATAACCGTCAGTGGTTGAGAGCATGTCTTCATCAACGTTGTCCTTGTGGGTGAGAATGCCGTAAATGGCATCTCGAATTTCCTTGGAAAACTCCCAGACTTGTGGACCCTTGTCTTCCTCACCACGAACGATGATTGCAGCGTAAAAACGATCCTTGCTGCGAAGATGTTTTGCGATTGCCCAGCCGTCCGGGTGCTTCTTGGATTGACGAAGTTCTTCGTATTGCTCCTTGATAAAATCAGGCTTGCCCATACAGAAGGGAGCAACGATTCGCTTCTCAACGAGAGGCTTGTCGTAATAAGCAACCGTCATAAACGGCTCACCCGTCGAAGACTCAATTGGGAGGAAACGAATATCGTGTTCGCCCATTGTAGCCTTCCAGTAAACAGTCTTGGTGAAACCTGCACCGCCAGAGTTGGAGTTGGAACCTTTTTCGCCTTTTGTGAGAGCCGCTTTGATTGCACTGAGATCGTATGTTGCCATGATGTGTTTCTCTTTATTCTTTCTTGGTTTTCTTGTGACCACTATCGTTTTTGTTGGTTTGATGCTGGAACCGAGTGTGGTCTATCCTCACCCCCAGCATTTTTGGGTTACTGATTTGGTTGTTGATGTTATTGAACTGGAATTGTTCCTTCTTTGTTTTTCCCTTGCATACAAGCGGCTTTTACTGCTTGTGAAAGCACAACTGAAAGCCAAGTTGCTCCTGGTGTTGGAAGATCCTCTTGAATGTTTTTTGCTCCGATTGAAGAGATGGCGTACCACTCATCCATTTCGAGTTGAACTCCAGCATTGTTCAGCAGCATCAAACTCATTTGTGATACTGGCATGTGCTGGAATCTCTCTTGGATGTTGTAATAAACACCGAGTTTCTCTCTATGCCAATCAGACTCGTTGTGGACGTAGTAATCCTTTGTTTGTGTTCCCATCTTTCCAATGTCGTGGAAGAGGGAGACAAGGATCAGACTAGGGATTGAAATTACCTCAGTCAACGAATAAGCCTGACGGAGTTTTGCTCCGTTTTGAAGAACACGAAGAGAATGCTCAACCAAGCCGCCTGGATGGCAGCAGGTATATTCTCTCCGCGTCGAAGCTGGAGCAACCATGATCCTCTCAGCATTCTCATCAATCACAGAGAGAAGGTTGCCGAGTTTTGGATTGCCAATTTTGGCTGCTTGAGTCTTGAAAAGCTCAAAGTTCTTGATGATGGTTTTTTCGAGGTCGTCTTGTTTGGTTTTGTTTGGTGTCATTTATGGTTTGGGATGGTAAAGTTTTCGTCGATGGCCATAAAGAAACGAGTTTCTGGGAAGCCTTCAATCTCAACGCTTCCAACTTTAGCCAAGGCAAAAAGACCATTCAATGAGTTTGGGTGACAGTCCAGGACCACCGCATCGTGGTTGAAAAACAATGGAAAAACTGTGTTGTGGAGCCTTCCTTGTTCTTCTAAGTATCTGATAACATTAGTAAATCCGAGAAAAGAGATGTCAGCAGCGGTGCTTTGGATGTAGTGGTTGACGAGAGTATGCCTAGTCTCCGTTGCAATCCTCCGACCATAGAAATTCGTAATAAACTTTCTATTGCTGGTTTCCCATTCGATCTTTAGTTTTTCTTGAAGAAGATCCAGCCCGAAAAATTCTCTTGCGCTGGAGATGAGATCTTCAATTTCTGATTGAGAGAGGCCAAAAGGAAGGAGTTGCTGATTGAGTGCATCTAGTCCGATCCCATAAAGCTGGGAGATGACTGCCTTCTTCACGACCTCTCTGGGAAGGTCTGAGTTGAAATCGCTGTATATGTCTGGATTGCATCCCTTGGATCCCTCTTCTGGTAATCCTCCACAAAGCAACTCTCGTGCCACCCTTGGTTCCAAGCACTTATAGTCCAGTGCCACAACCAATCCACCCTCATCCTTCCACCGGGACTCCAGCAAGCCCCTATAAATCTTGGGAAGATGAAGTAGAGCAGGCCCAGCAACCGTGTGAAGCCTTCCAGTGACAGTAGTCACACGATCATATTCCACAACCCTTGCAAACCCATCAGAATCAGGCTTGAAAGTCCCAGTGTGCCCCGTCTTGTCCAACCCAGAAAACCTTTCAAAAGCATCCAGGTTGATTTTGGCAGGACGCAGTTGATCAAAAACCCAAGAGGTCGGCTCCCAGACTTTTTGAAGGTAACTCGTGTCGAGGGATGCAACCTCCCGATGGTAGTCTTGGACATGCCCCGTAATCGCTCTATACGCCTTATCTGGGCAGGCAAATTGCCAGGGCACCCTGGACCCTTGGAGAGATGGTGCAAGCCCCCTATAAGCCTTCTGGATGGCTTCTGGTGCAAGTGGGGGTTCGGGGATGAGAAAGAGTTTACTGATGAGAAATGGATCCATATACTGGCGAGGGGTAACACTCAGAAAATCAAGTGGCAAGCGAAAAGATATTACCGTCTTGGTGGATTCTCTGCTGCTCTTGGAATATGAGCAATGGTTCTTGCACCAACATTCAACTGACCAATCAGGTTTCTGTATTGACCGAAAGCATCATTGGCTGTGAGTTTGATTGTGGAGTCAAAAGATCCTCCTTCAAATTTATGAGTGAGCCCAGTGATGTAATAGATGTTGTCCGCAGTCGTGTTGGTGTTGAAGTCAATGAAGAGTTCCTGGCCGTAGCGAAGCATAGGACAACCAAGGGAAGTCATTGAGAGTTCAACTGGATAAATGGAAAGAGGAACACCTCCGGGTTGTTCGCCATTTGGAAGAACAGGGTTAGCATTCAAACTTCTTTGCATGTTGATTGTGTTCAGAGCAGGATCGGACATCGTGCTCAACTCAGAAGATTTGATTGTTGTTCCCATGCAGCCGTAAATGATGTGAGGAACATTTTTCATCACAAGCTCTTTCAAACGTTGTGGACCTCCAACAAATCTCCATTGAGGAATAGAAGCTTCTGCTCTGGCTTCTGGAGAAGCAGAAGGATCAAGAGGAAGAGGATTAGTTGGAGTTATCAAGCCTCGATTGGTTGCTTCTCTAACAACTCCTTCGTGTAACTCTCTCCAGTTGTTTCTCAAATCATCACGAACTTGCGATTGTCTTTCAGCACTTCTGATTCCTTCAACAGCAGAACCTTCATTTGCTGCTCGCTGCGTATCGTCCCCAGGAAAAGTGGAAAGAGTTGCCATCAAGTTATTTGTTGACAAAGACAGAAGTTCTCTAAAGGAACTATTCGGAGAGCAGGCTTTGTCGTAAATGTGAATTTTGAGGATTGTTTTTCCTCTTCCATTTTCAATGCTTCCTTGTAAATCACCTTTACCTGAGCCAATAACGGCGGGGACAGCTTCAAGGTCGAAGGTGAGTTGAGGCATCATGAAGTCCGTGTGCCTTCCGATGTTATTTGCCCGCATTCTAGCAAGCATTTGTTGGTCGAAGTTTCTTGGGTTTGCAGCCGTGAGTTCGTTTTGGTTCCTTCTATAAAGGTCTGAAATTTTGTAGGCTGGATTCATCACATCATCAACAATCCTTGTTGAAAGGAAGTTCATGAACTCTGCAACGCTGAGGTTGATTGTCCTCCCAGCGTTCTCCATGCGGAGCCTGGAATATTCCCTGATGAAATACTTCACATTCACTGGGAATTGAGAGATGTTGCAGCGACTCATCAGGCTCGCTTTGTTATTGAAGTTGTAGAACCAAAGCTGAACCTCGTCAAATCTTGGTTCTGTTGGCCCAGCAGTCATTTCTGCAAGAGGTTTTGCAACAAAGGCAGAAATCAAAGTTCCAAGAGAAACAACCTTTTTCCCAGACCATTGCTCAACTGTTCTGTTTAGAGCACCAGCGGCGTTGTTTCCACCTGAAGGAGTATTTGGCGATGCAAGCTGTCCGACGACAGCATCTTCGACTCTAACTCCATCGAAGTGTTCATTATCAATTGGTTGCCCTTGTTGACTGGAAACAAGTTTGGACCAAACATCACTTGGAATTGATTTGAGGAAGGCATCGCCATAACGACTCTCTCTCAACTGCGTTTGATTCGTGTTGGTTTCGGCACTGTTGATTCGATTGAGAGTGTTTCTGATTTCATGGTTGATAGAACGTTGCAAAGAGCCAACAGCAGAATTTCCTGAAGGTGCTCGATTGGTTCCAGTGTTTCCAATAAGATCGGTGATCCGGTTTTGGAGTTGAGTTGCTGCTGTTTGGATATCTCTTCCCAAACCACGATCTCTTGCTCTTGCTTGGAGTGTTGATCTGAGGTCTCTCATTTGAGTCAAGAGTTCTCTGGTGAGAATAAGGTTGTTGGTTGCATCACTTGCAGCACTCAATCCTTGTTGCCCCCTGATTTCTCTTCTGTTGGCTTGTGCTTGAGCATTCCCGACTGTTTCTGGTGGTCGTGGAAAAGCTCGTGCTGCCAAATCGTTGATCGTTCTGGAAATCTCTTCGATCTGCCTGATTTGGTTTTGAATTCTTCCTGCTGCACCTGGACCAACGATTGAAAGCTCACTGATTTCAGAAGCACCTCTTCCCATGCAAGACAGAGTGATATTCACTTGTCCAACATCATCGAATTTGAAGTTGCTGGAGACGATGTTGAAGTGTTCTCTGGAACGAGTGAGGTTTAGAAGATCAGCAAAAGGGTTGTTGTCGTCTAATGTGTCTGGATGACTCCAGCCATACTCAATTTCCAAGAAGGAAGTTCCATATCTGTCTGGTTTCACGAAGTCAACGAAGTCACCGAGGCGAGAACGATCATGTAGGACCAATTCAAGAGTTGCTGTTCTTGTTCCTTGAAGACCATAAGCACTTCTCACATCAATCGTAAAAGACTTCAGAGATGCAAGAGGTCTTGTTGGATCAATGATTGGAGCCAGATGGAGAGAGGAATCTTTCGCCGCTTCGTAGTTGATAAGAGTTTGAGGAGAGCGGAACAATTCAATTCCGGTGACAGTGTAGTTCTCAAAAGCCTGATCGGTTTGTCCAAACAGAGAAGCAGAGACCTGACTCCCCAGCGCAATAACATTCTGTGTTGGATCAGCAGAAACTTCAGAAGTTCCTTCAATGAATTTTTGGAGGGTGATTGCAGCCAGTTTTCCTCCTTCAATCGCGGGCCTGGAAGAATAAATGGTGACATTCATCACTGGAGTTGCCCTTGTCATCTCCAGCGTTGGCATCGAATTGAAGAATACCGAGAGAAGCTCTGCGTTTTTTTCTCCTGGTGCAAGAACGGGATGTTCCAACCTCAAGGCAACAACATTTTTCTTGGCAAACGAGTTTGGATCTTCAACGGGAAGAGCACCGCCAAGATCGTTCAGAAAGATCCCATTGCTTCCTGGTTCAATAGAGACTCCTGCTTCTGGATGAAAGTGAATCTTCACACACCTTTCAACCTGTCTTGCTCTTGTTTCAATCGTTGTTCCCAGGTTGGTTCCACGGAGAAGAGATTGAAGTGCTTCCTTGATGGTTGCTTCTCTTCCTTCACCAACATCAAGAACCTTTTTCGCTCCATCTCCAGGATCAAGAAGTTTTTCAAACACAAGAGACAAGCCCGTATCCGCACGAACACCAAGGAATCTTCTGTTTCTTGCAACGTCACCAGGAACGGTTGATGCTCCTGCTTCGGGTGTTCTCGCAGTTTCTTCTTGCCTGTTGTTGAAGTCTCCAGTTGCTTGTTGAAGAGCAATGGCAGAAGCAACATCTTGACCAGATGTGAAACCGTAATAATCTCCCAGAGTTCGTTTCAACTCGGAAAGTCTTTGGTTGCGGAAGGCTCTTAGAGTGGAAGGGCTTTCAACCCCAGTGGAAATTGGTGGTCTTTGACCAAGTGTCAGCATGTTCTGTAAATACAGAACATTGCATCACCCCAAATAACCAAGTGCCTGCTGGAGATTTGGAATCACAATTCTTGTGTTTGGTTTGAGTTGAAGTCCCCAGCCAATGTCACTCGCTGCCGCAATCAACCAATGATATCTTCCATCTCCGTAATACTGCCCAGCAAGAACATCCAAACGAATAACTTCTTGAAGGAATATGACGGTGGTCTGGATTCTTCCAGCTTTGATAGCAGCACGGATTTTCTGAATAGTGTCAGACGTTCCATACCTGAAACCAAACTCAAGCCTCGGAGTTTGTGAATATCGGCTGATTGCTGGCATGGTCTTTTATCCTTTTCTATTCACGAAGAGTGTTTTGCGTCCAGGATCATAATAGTCAACAGGGCTTGGATTGCCCGTGGTGGGTCTAGGAGGATTATCCTGGCCGTTGTTGGCGAAGAAGGTAGATCTATGACCAACAGGCCAAATGGGTGCCCACATAATCCCTTTAGCGTCAAGACCAGGAGTGATGTCGTGGATAACTGCCATTGCCATTGTGACTGTGACAAACTTTGGAGCACGAAGATAGTCGCCGCCATCAGTTCCCCATTGTCCCTTGGCTTCTGAATAATCAACCTTGAAACTCGTCACAACCCCGGCAAGACCTTTTCCTCCCGAAGATTTGAAAGCACGAACGATTGGGTTTTTGCTTTCATCGTAGAACATTGCCGGATTCATGTCCGCTGCTCTGACTTCTGAGACAGCTTCGGGATTGTTTTCATTCGTTTGCTGTGTTTCTGTGCTTTGAGAAGCTCGGAACAACTCGACTGCTGTCATTGTTCTGTTCAAACACGCCTGGGCGCCGTTTAGCTTCCCTATTGGAACTATGATTTCGTCACTTCCTCCATTGGATGGAGTGATGGGTATTGGTGTTGAGTTTTCGGAAGCAAGATATTGAAACGGTTTCAAAACGACGGTGGCTGTGGTGTTGGAATTCCCCAACGTTCTTCGACTTCTCACTCTCTCAAGACCAACTCTTGTTCCAACCCACCTTGCTTTAATACGAACTCCTCTGCCCCCGCGAACAGGAACGGAACGCCCGTTTATTGTAACTCGAAAACGATTTATTCCAGGTGTGTGCGCTGGATCCAATACAACAATGTCGTCAGGTCTGAAAACGTCGGAAGGGTTTAGTGTTCTATCGTTTGAATCCCCGGCAGTGAACGGTTTCCCTGAACGAAGAAGAGCGATGCTCTGAGTTCTTGGTGCCGCATCAAGGAATTCTCTCTCTGCTGTGGAGGTTTGAGAATTTGTTGTTGGCTGAGAAACATTTCCTGCCGTCCTGGTTCTTTGGTATTGACCATTGACATTGTATTCTTCGTCCGTAGTGATACCAAACAACCTAGCAACAGCCATCTTGCTGTAATTTGACTTGAACAAGTCTCCAAGTCTCAAGCGAATAACGGGTGTTGCTCCTGGAATCTGTGAGAACGGCTGGATGAAGTGAAGGTTGCCAACTTCAATCTTTCTTCCTTGAGTCCATTGAGGGTAAATGAACATGGCGAGTCTGTTCAGCTTGTACCACATCAAATCATGATCTTCAGGGTTGGTTGCAACCATTTTGAAAGAAACGTTGATGTTTCTGGTTGTCCCTTTGTAAATCTGGACTTTATCCATGCGCCCATAACCTTCTTGGGCGCTGTATTCCACGTTGAAATCATCAGCAACATCTTCCAGAAACGCATGAAAAGAAAGGATTTCATTTGTTCTGAGGTCTTGCATGTAGAACGGCATGTAATCGGCTTCCAGCGTATCTTCCATGCGTTTGACAACCTCTGCTGGGAGTCTGTCTTTTTGGAGCGTTCTTGTTTTTTCGTCTGCGGAAAGGGTTACACCACCAAGAGTATCATCTCCAATGGGAACAACCTGCAATCCCATTTCCTGCCAGTGCCCAGCCCTTGAAGGTTGAGAGCGATCAACACCAGCACCTGCAAAACTTCCATTGCCTCCCCACAAAGGAATTTGAAGCATTCCTGCCGTTCTGTTGCTCCAAGCCATCTCCCCAGTGCTCAACCTGGATTTAGCAACGAGGAAGTCTCTTGAGTCTGGAAGGCTGTCAACGTATGACATCGTTCCTCCATCTCCAGACCCTTGAGGATTTTGAACGTTCGCTTGTGTTTGCTCTTCAAACCCAGTCTGGAACAGTACCTTGTCACCAACCTGCATCAACACATTGATAAACTTGGTGATCTTCAAGTCACGAATCTTACGAACAAGGTTGCCAATTCCAGTGATGCCAACACCACCAGAAAAATCAGAAGAAGCAACCTCGACCAAGGTGATTCCGCTTCTCAAAATCTCTCTAAGGATGACGTTGAGTCTTCCACTTTCGGAGAGAACACGCAAAGAAGTGTTTGCAACTGCGGCATTCGCAGGACCATTTCCAGAGAAGCTGAACCCAAAGAATTCACGAATTCCTGCGTTTAGAGCGTCTTCTGCATTGTGTCTTGTGGTTGTGAATATACCTTCGACGCCAAGGAACTGAGTGAGAACGTCTGTTGCAGAGTTGGCAGATGTTGGATAAACGCTAGAGTCTTGAAGAGTTGAGACTCCGAGCAGTTGTCTTTTTTCTTGTGCGGTGAGATTGACGAAGTTGCTTTCTTCATCTGTTGGGTTTGCAACACGAACAAGTGCCACGATTCCGTTGAGGACTGTGACATAGGAAAGGATCATTGCGATGGCAAGTGCGACTTGTCCTGTCGGGAGGAGGGAATCAAATTGAGAGTAAGCATTATAGAAGCTGCCATAGCTCATAACGGCATTATCCGTGTCAATGAATCCAGGGTTCGAGGGTTTCTCTGCTCCGGTCATCTTCTTCAACTGATAAGCCGCTGTGAACCGCCCAAGCGATACTCTTTTTCCTATCCTCTGCTCAGAAGGAATTGTCATCCTCCTGGCTTCAGCTTCAATCACCGAAGCAGGATCTGAACTCTTGACAACAAAATCAAGTCCTGCTGCTCCTTGAACACCCTCGAACATCATGTTCAACCCAATGTCTTTGAGAGATTCAACGGTCAAAGCACCAAAATCCGTTGGGTTTTCTCCGTTGGGAGTAGAACGAACATAGCTTCCAGTTGCATAAGTTCCTGGTTGCTTGTAAAACACAGAACCAAGTCGAATTCTGTTGTCTGGATTATCAGAACTGTCCGTTGGTTGGAAGAATCGGTTGTTGCTGTTCTGTCCACGGTTTGCCAACAAAACACTATCCAGCAAATCTCCATGTGCTTTACCAGAGTTGCCGTTAACAGCAGTTCTGTTGTAAAAAGCAAGCTGGAATGCTCTTGTTCCAGGCTCCGTTGTCTTTTGGTGAGTTCCAAGAGTGTCTGGAAAAGTTGTTTGCTCCGGGAAGAAGGTTGGTTTTGAGTTTAGTTCATTTTCAGCGTTTGGAATACCACTGACAACTCTATCAACATACCTTCTTTGTTCCGGTTCTTGAGTGACACCAAAGGTTGCTGGAACGATAGGAAGTCCAGCAATTGGAATTGAGTTGCCTTGTGTTTGTTGTGTTGCATATTCAACCATTCTGTTGATGGTTGATTCAGCGATGTCGTGTCCATCGTCAATCCTTGGAGAAACGGGTGTTTCGCCATTGTCGTTTCTGTAAGAAATGGCGAGCCTTCTCCTTGTGGGATTGGTTGCGGCTTCGTAAAGAAGTTCAGGATCGACAGGTTGGATAGGCACCCAACTAACTAGCCAATCAGGCTTTTTTGAAGGGTTTCTCCAGCTTTCTGCATGGTTTGAACCAAATCCTCAATCGCCCGGCGAGCTATTTCCCTTTGTTTCTCATCCGTAATTTGGAGAAGAGCCTCCTCCACGATCGGGTTGGTTAGCACAGAAGGTTTGGTGTTGTTGTTATCCATTGTTTCTGATTGTAGCTACTGGGTTGAATGCAGCAGCAGCAAGTCTTGCTGGAGTTGGTGATGTGGCATTGGTTCTTTCTGTTTGTGTCTTCATTGCCATCACGATGTCAGCCGCACTCATTTTCACTTCAACGTTGATTGTGGCATTTACAGCAGCATTCCTGATTGTTGCTGTTTGGACACCACCCAAACGATCACCAAGAGCGTTCAGTGTCACTTGAAGTGGCTGTGTTCCTTGTCCAAGAGTTGCAAGATCTCTTGAGAAGGTGTTGTAACTCTCAACCATTGCTCTAACGTTTGCAGTGATTCCACTGACAAGGTTGTTTTTGATTTGTCTGATTGAAGCTCTGTTTCTAACAAAGCTTTTAGAATCATCAGAGAAGAACTCTCCGAGTTGGCCAATCACTCCATCTGGACCAAACAGAGTTGTCATTTGAGTGTTCAGTCTTGCAACGCTTCCTTCTGGAACTGCCAAAGTCAATCCAGAGATGGAAGAAACAGAAGAGAACAAATCGCTCAGTCCGCTGGAGATGGCGGTGAGCATTGAACCTTTTCCTCTCAGAATCCTTGAGATTTGTGGAATTCCTTCAAAAAGGTTTGCGTTGGTCAGAAGAGCACTTCTTCCAAGTTCAGAGATGATGTTTCCCAAGTTTTGCAAAGGAACAGTGAGGAAGTTAGCTGCAATAGCAGTTATCCCAGTTCCAGCAAGCTCTCTGATGGATTTTGTTGCTTCTGCCAAAACCTTGATGGATTCAAATGTTTGTTTCAGCAATTGAATCTTGCTTGAAAAGCCACGAGGGAAATTCAATGTGCTGATTCCCCTCAGCACAGCTTCAAAAGATCTTCTGTGTCCACCAGATCCAGGAATATCAGGAAGAGCTTGATCTAAAGCGAAGTAAGACAGTAACGACAGTGTTGGGACAAACACCTCAGACCAGACATTCAGTTGTCTTGAGTTTCCTCCACCAGAAGGAACTCTGAAACTTGAAACAACAGAGCCAAGTTGTGTGACCAAATCCAAAACAGACTTAACTGCTTTGACCTTCGTTGCCAGGGAAGGAGGAATGTTGATTCTTCCAATTGCTTCAACCATCGCTGGAAGTGCAGTCACCAACCTGCTCATTGTTGTAGAAATGGACTGAATGATGAAACCAAGTTGGATTCCGACCATTCTGATTTGAGCAACGTTTGCCCCGTTCCCAGCCCTGACATTCCTTGTGAGGTTTGAAACAGCTTCAATCGTTGGAGCAATCACAGAAGTGACTGTCTTGATCAATTCAGAGACAACAGAAAGACCTCTGATTTTTGCTGCGTCTGTTGGTGCAGCATCAATCAATCCTCTCAATGAAGGAATGATCCCCATTCTGCCTTCAGAACCAACAAGCAAAGATTGAATAGAGGAGGCAAGTTGTCCAATGAAGTTTTGAACGGTTGCCATCTTGTCTCTCAACACATCAATGGAAGAACCTCCACTGATCACGTTGACCAAAGAATCAAACCCTTCCATGAAACTTCCCGAACCACTTGACAGCAAACCAGAAACTGCTGTCAAAACACTGGAGACTGTTTCAGAGATTGCTGAGAGAACAGGACCAACTGCTTTCAAAGCTTCTGTGTTGTTGATTCCCCTTGTGAAGTTCAACACAGAAGTCATCATTCCAGAAAGAGCTTTTTGCAGAGAAGGAAGAACGGTTTCCGCGATGAGTTTCAGAGCATTGGATTTTTGTTCAATGACGTATCGGTCAATGCCCATGATCCAGTCACCAACTGAAACGTTGAATTGAGAGAGAAGAGTTCCAACTCCGCCCATCAGAGATCCAAGACCGGAACTGACGGCAGTGAAAACAGCCGAAGAGGTTTTCATTCTCTCAGAATCAACATTGCCAACCGCCATTCCCTCCAACCTTCTCATCAAAGAAGGAATGACTCCATCAACTGGATTGGTCAGCATTGAAACCATCTGCATCAGTGATTGTACCGATGTCACAACGCTATCAGCAGCATTGTTTGGAAGTACGCTAGAGGAGACAGCGGCGACAATCTGAGTTAGGGGTGTCATCAGGGAAGAAACACCTTGAGCGACAACCTCGAACACTCTTGCTTTTGCTTGAAGAACAGAGACATCCCCAGGCATCTCGTTCAACGCCCTGATGATCTCAATAGATTTGTTTGCAATCAGCCCAACAAAATCTGCCAAAACATTGATTGGATTTGCTTTCCTAGAAACCCAACCTGCGATTGCACCCAAGGCGCCAAGAGGTGCAGAAACAGCCAACAAACCGATTACGGCGGCCATTCTTCCAAAAATTCCAACAAAGGTAAGAAGAATTTCGGTTGCTTGAGTTGCAGCCCCCATTTTTTCTGGGCTGATGGCCGCGATGAGTCCACGAATTGTTACCCCGGCGAAAACTGCGACTCCCGCAAGAACCGCACCAACAGTTAGCAATCCCCCAAAAATGAACGCAAGGGCTGTGCCACCCGAAGCTTCAATTGCCGCTCCCAGACTAGCAAGGATAGGCATTGCTGCTGCCATCCCAACCAACAACAAGGTCATCACACCAAACAGAGCAGTAACAACAGCAACGTCTTGGGGTGAAACACCTGATTTCTTGTAAAGAAGGGACAGACCAATCACGGCTGCTGCCATCAAAGAAACACCAGCAATCAAAATCAACATAGACCCAGCAAGCCTCAACAGGGATTGTCCTGTCTGCCTTGTTGTTGTTGCTTGCTTCATGATGTCTCCAGGAGACATTGCCCCAGACCCCGCTGCTCCTCCTGCTTTAGCTGCCGATGCTGCAACCGTATTCACAGACCTAGCTGCACCAAACAAATAAGATCCAAGAGCTTTGAACATCAACGCTCCTGTTCCTCTGACAAGAATCCCTACAATCGTTGGAGCAAAGTAAGCAAGAAGGATCTTGCCAAGGTTTGGTTTGATATAGTCTTGGTAGAGTTTATCTGCCATCAGTTTTATCAAACCCCACAAGGCTCCAGCAGCCTCAAGAAAGACCGGCTTTAATTCTCGCTCCAGATACCCAGCCATCCCCGCGAACGACCCGGAAATACCCTCCACGGTCGATTGCGCGGTATCCAAAAAGGCTCTCGGGTTCTTGATGAACTCAGTGATTGTTTTCAGTGCGTTTCTGAGAGAAGTCAAACCATGCTTAATTGCCGCAACGGAAATTACAAAGATCGCATTCCAATAAGCCTTCAATCCATCAACAAAACGTCTTCCTGCTGGAGAACCTGAGTTGAAGAAGTCAAAGAAATTCTTCTTCATGTTCTTCATAAAGGTTTCGACTCCACCGCGAGGATCTGTTCTCAAAGCTCTGAAGAAGGTTTGGAACTCACCCACAACCTTTTTCATCAAGCTTCTGAATCGAGCAGGATCAAACATCTCTTTCAGAGACTTGAGGATTTCGATGACGCCTGGGAACTCTTTGACGAACATGCGTCCCACTTGTCGTCCAGCCATGTAGACAACACGCATACTTCGCTGCAACGCAATAACAACTTCTCGAAACTCACGAGTTCGTCGTATTCCTTGCATGAATCCATCTGCAAACATATCCAGAAAGGAACCCTTTAGAGCTTGTCCTGATCGAACCAGCCTTGTTATCGACTCAGCCAGGATCTTCATTGCTTCAGCCTGGGAAATCTGAGTTTTTTGTGCTTTCTTCATCTGAGCATCGAGTTGGGCGCCACTCAACGCTCTGTTCTTTTGAGCAAACGCAATTCTAAGAGTTTCTTCGGTCATTCCTGTGGTGTCAGCAAGGTATTTCCTTTGCGCCACAGACATGCTTTCTATGTTTTGTCCTGTTTTGAAGAAGGCTTGGCGATACATGTCCATCTTTTTGGTTGGATCTGTTTCGCTCATCAACTTCATCGCATCAATCTGAATGTTGAATGCTTCAGAAAGTTTGGCAGACTGGGAAGCAGCATCCTCGAAGTTCAGAGTCTTCTCCATGATGCCTTTCAAGGCTTCCATAGAGATTCCGAGCTTGCGAGCGTACACACTCACCTTCAACATCTGTTGAGGTGCCAAAATACCAAAACTTGCTGTCTCCTTCATCATAAAGTCAAGGTCTTTGCCCATTTCCTTGACTGAGATTCCAAAAGCTCGTTCTGCCCGAGCCATGTCTTTGACCATGTTTCGGATTGCAGTTCCAGTTCTTTGACCAGAATTTTCAGCAGTGAGTTGTATTGATTTGAATGCTTCTGCACCAAGACCTGTGGACTTGCGAAGCACAGTCATTTCTGACTCTGCGCCTCGAATTCCAGCAGCAAACCTGTTGAAGATTGGCCCCATTCCCTTGGCCAACTCCATGTTCTCAGTCAAAAGCTTCGCAAGACCTTCTCTTCCATAACCAAAGACCCGACTCATGCGAAGCCCAGCTTCACCCAGTCCTTTCATGTCCTCGGTCATCCTTCTCACGGACTGAGAAGTTCCGATCTTCAAGTTACCGAATTCTTCTCTGAGTTTTTCCAGAGCTTCACGGTAAGGATCAACACCACTTCCAGCTTCTTTCTGGAAGAAGTCCATCAATCTTCCCGGAAGAGACAGAAGAAGCATTGCGATGTCAGCCGCCAAATCCTTGATTGGCCCAGCAAACGACAAAATGTTTCTGAGAAGATTGTTTGAGAGCTTGATTCCAGACTTGAATCCATTGATAAATTCAAGCGGAACTGCAAGAGTTCTAACAGCAACAGCAACCTTTTGGGTTGCCGAACTCATCTTGTTAATCTGTTCTTCGGTAACGACTGCTTCTCTGCCAAAGCCTTTTGTTTTTTCCTGGGCTTCTTGAAGGTTTTCTGTAACTTCCTTGAGCTTGGAAGAGTCAAGGTTGTTGAAGCAGTCTTGTGCTTTGCAAATGGCTTCTACGAACCCTGCTTGTTTCGAATAGACTTCAGCTTGCTTTTCCAGTTGCAGAGTGATCTGCTGCATGGTTGCAAGAAGCTGTTGAGTCAGTTTTAGGTTGTCAGCAGTTGCCATGTTTTGCGAAAATAAGTAGACAACAGACGTTTTGGAAAAGCGTACTTATGACAACCATGACCGATCCAGCAAGCCCAGAAGCAGAAGAAACCAATGAGGTCTCAGAAGAAATCCTCAAGGAATACTTGAAGGTTCTTCCAATGCCAACGGGCATCGAAACCTATAAAATGACAACGCTGGGCAAGTTGGTCTTTGCAAGTCTTCTTGCCTCAATGGCAACAGGACAACGTTCACCTTTCAAGCTCTCTGGCGATCCAAAAAAACTGGAGGTTCTTGCTAAGGTTGTTCAGTCGTCTAAAAGGTTTCAAGATGAGATCAGGAAACCAGGAGCTTCTGTTGACTCAGTGATTCGTGCTATGGATCTGAAAAACATTGATGCAAGAACATTCAGAGCACACTTTGGTGCTCCTTGGCCTTTGTGATGTCTGGAGAGTTTTATGCCAAGATCAATTCCAAGAAGGCCGGCACGAGTAGATCAGACAACAGCAACAGAGTTCATTGTCACGGTTCCAACAACCATTGAAGGAATCAATGTCAAGACAACCATTGAAAACTTGATTGCTGAAAACAGAAGACTCACTGCCAGAATCGTTGAACTCGAAAGAAAGACAGCCGCTCTTCCCTGAATCAACGCTACGGGGTCTATACGCCTTATTACGGGCTTGGAATTGTTTTGATGGGTCAGAGGGCGTTCGGGGAATTTGCTGGCACTGCTGAGGCGTATAGAACGATTTGGAAATGGATCAGTTGAAGAATCTGAGTTTTTCTTCTTGACCTTGAACCCAGTGTGTGAGACACCTTGGTTCGTAAGTCTCAGCACCACCAATCAAAACCTGTTCAGTGCTAGAAGCTGAAAGTTTTCTGAAAGTTCTTGTTGCTGTTACTTCTCCACAGACAGAACAAATACCAACAAGTTTGAAAACACTGTTTGCAATGGAAAGAAGTTCTGGCATGATCTTGAATGGTTTGCCTTCACTGTCAAGGTCAAGACCAACAGCGATCACATCAATTCCAGACAAGAGAACTTCTTCAATCTTTTCTGGGAAGTGAGGACCAAAGAACTGGATCTCATCAACCAGGAGAACGTCAATGTTGGTGAGGAGTTCTTGAGATGGGAAGCTGTCTGTTTGGATTCGGTGAACGAAGTGTCCTGTGTGTTTCTGGAGTGAGACGCCATCGTGCGAAATCACATCTTCATCGCTGAAACGATTGTCGATTGATGGTTTGATAACAAGAACTCTGTTTCCGTCTTCAAGACTGTCTTGTAGTTCAGCAATGAGTGCTGTTGTTTTTCCAGACATCATTGGTCCAGCGTAGATCGTCAAACGTCCAGCTTGTTTTGTTGTTGGTGTTGTTCTCATGGTTTGAATTTGTACTCCAGAATCAGGTTTGGTGCTGATTTGTTGAAAGTGATAATCCCAACATCTTTGTGTTCGATAACACGAACAAGTGTTCCTCCTGCGTCATATTGACGAATGATCAGGCAGGCAAACCTTGTTTTTGGTTCAGCGAGAAAGATGTGATTTGTTTGAATTGGCGCCAAAGGTCTTGTCAGCCACAGAGCAGCGAATGGATGTTCTGGTGATGAAGACAAGCGTGATTTAGAGGCATCGAACTCGTAGAGTTCTGGTGTGTTGGGAAGGCTTAATGTGTAGGTGAAGTGATTTGACATGCTGTTTGGAGTGTTCAGAGTTAAGCTACAAGATGTTTCGGTTAGAATCTTGTGGTTTTTCCGTTCATTCCAAACTGTCTAGGTTTGCCAAGCATGGCTCTGAGGTTGGGATCGTTGTGGTGAGCACCTTTGGTTGGAATATCGGCGCCTGCTTCCACAGCTTTTGTAACTTCTTTGTTGATTCTTTCAATCAGCCAGCGGCGATAAGCAACTGGAAAGTTGTAGAAGGTAGGAATGTCCATCCCGTAGTAATACCCCAAAAGGAACATTGGTTCGAGAAGGACATCAACAATGTCACTTGGCGTTAGGCCAAAAAAAGGAAGGACCGAGCGTAACGCTCATAACCTCCTGATGACCACAGCCATCACATGAAAAGTCTGCTGTCATATCCAGCCCAGGCTCCGCTTCGTCCATCACCCTTCTCAGAGCAGAAGAATCCATCGCTGGCATGTGCTGACAAAACTTGTTCACAAAACTTCTATCAGAAGAACCATCAACAGAAAGAATTGAGTTCAGCAGCTTGGTTGTGACTGGGCTCTCCTGTGTGAATCCCTTCTTCTTCCTCGCTTCCATATCCTGAAGGATTCTCTCTTCTTCTGCTCCTGTGAGAAACTTGAAAACCACAACCTTCTTTGTCACTGGAAGCGTAAACTCAAAAGCGTTTTGGAAAGGTGCAACCTGCTTCACTTTGTCAAGATCCAGCTCCTTCACTGGAAGGTTTTCAAGATCAATTGTGTGGTCTTGCTGGAGTTCACAGGATGGGCAGGTGACTTTGCTTGTGTAAGCGGAGCCATAACCAGAAATTCTGATAGCAACCATCAAAGCGTGTTGATCCCCAGAAATGAGAGAACCAACATCAATGGATTTGTCCATCAAACAGGATTTGATGAGTTCCTTGATAATGGTTCCTTTGCGGGCAAGAGTTCTATTCATCAGAATATCTTCTTCTCTTGCCGTCATTGCTTTGATGTCGAGTGTTTCAGAACCTTGCAGTGGTTGGTCTGGATAGACAAGTCCTCTGGATGGGAGAGGAACAACGGCCACGGGAAGTTCAAACCCGAGGTCTTTCCTTGCTGTTTGTGTTGCATCTTGGATTGCAACACCTTGCAGGGTTGGAAGTCCTCCGGCAGCGGCTTGCTGTGCTGCAAAAACACTGTTGCGATATGCCCTAAGCTCTTCTTCGTTGGATGTTGACATAGAAATTCTCTCTTATTGATGTTTGTGGATAAAGGTTTTGTGTGGAGGATTTAGAGGGTTGGAAGTGAAGAATGAACAGTATTCCCGGAAGATGCAACCGCGGCTTCTCTGCCGCCCTTGTTTGACTTCTTGTCTTCTTCTTCTGCTGGGCGTTCGGAAAGATCTTTCACGGTTCTTGAAGCTTGAACAACCGCTTCAACCATTTTGGCGTGCATGTCTGCCATCGCTGTGGCAAACACGGATTGCTCAACATCAGAAAGATCATCTGGATCTTTAAGGTTCAATGCCTTGATAATCTCTGCTTCAAATTTCAAGGCTGTTTGCTGCGCTTGAATCGTCAAGGAACGAATTGCGTTGAATTTTGTTCCTTCTTGCAACATTTCCATCTTCTTGTCAACAACAAGTGCAACAAGTTTTTTCAGTGCTTCCTCGTTGAGTTTCTGTTTTGTTTTCATTGTCACTTGGTTTTCCTTCCAGTCTTTTTTGAGTGTTCCATAACAAAGTTTGAAATCACAGTTTTCACAACGTCCTTCAGTCCAGCCTTAGAAGTGTCATCTGAATTATCAGTGACAGTTTCTGGAGTGTTCTTGCAAGAAGGGATTGCTGCTGAACCACCTTCTTCTGTTCCAAGACCAACATCACTCATACCTGGAAACATTCCGGGAGTGTCCGAATTGCTAGATGGTTCATTAACTGCTACTACCACCGCTTCCCGAATCATTTCTTTCAACTTTTTAACCGTGAGTTTCATGCCTTGTCACTTGCCCTTCTTGGAAAAGGTTTGTTTTAGATAGGATTTGAGGTGTGCTTCCATCATCAATGCCTCTTCATCGCCTTTTTCACCATCTTCTCCCTTTGCTTTTGCTGGAAATGTGAAGTGAAAGGTTTTTTCAATCTCACCAACAGCTTGTTTGATGTTGAATGGAACCTCATCTTCTCCAGCCTTTGCCTGAGCAATCAAATCCTCAGCCTGTTTTCTTTTGTCCCCAGCCTGAAGATCTGCAACCAATGTTTTTTTGATGTCGGTGACTGTCTTGGCTCCCAATGCACCAATCATGTCTTCAATTGGATTGGAAGATGCCTCTTCTCCTTCCATTCCTCCATCCATTGCACCTTCTGGATCAAGGTCTTCCATGCCCTCCATTCCAGGCATCCCAGGTGGGGTTGATGATGTTTCATCTCCTCCAATCCCTGGCATGTCTGCCAGTGGATCAGAAGGCATTTCTGGTGCTGCTGGATCAGTTGGAATTTCAGAAGGTTCTTCCGTTGGAGGGGCTGGGGATGCTTCTGGTGGTGGCGTGGAAGATGCTGGAAGAATGCCTTGTTCGAGGAAAAGCTCGATTTCTTCAAGAATAAGCGCAAGGATCTTGGCTTGCTTGGGTGTCTGAGAGTGGGACATGGTATCCATCTAAGTAATGCCCCTTTGAATCCCTCTTCTGGTTATCCTCCACGACCTCATCCCCAAACACCTACAAACAAGCCCATTCGAATCCCAGGGAGACCAAAACTACCCCCCGATCTGCCTGACCACCCTCCGAGCATGAATCCAGTTTGTCAAATCTTTGTAAATTCCCTGCTCCCAACCAGATTCATCCTTCAAGTCCTTCCTCACCCAAGATTTGAACGGCCAAGTCCAATAGTAAAGCTTCGTGCAAAGTTGTTTTTCAACCCACTCATAATGATATTCCATCTCAGAATCACTCAGCTTGTCTTCTTTTCTGGCAAAGAGGAGTTGGGTTCTGTATGCCTTCAACTCAAACCAATAACGGAAGGGAGCAGGAAGAGGAGCAAGGAAAACCAGGAAGCCAAGGCACCAAAAGAACATGGGGTTTAACAGGCCCAGGAGGCTTAATAGCGCCAGTGGAGCAAGTGACTGGGGGAAGAGATATAGGAACCCGAAGAAGGCACTAGAAAGCCTCCTAGCGTCATCTGCGTGTACCGTTTCGTGTGCCAGGGTTCTGATAAAGCTGGAGGTGTTCGTGTTTTCCAGAAGGTTGTCTGGGACGTAGATCGTACTGCCAAGCGTGGTGTAGTAGTTCGTCATGAATTGTGGAGAAATTTTCGTGATACGGAAGAACCAGCCAATCAACTTCATCAAGACTGAACTTGATTTGGGTTTGATTGTTACGCCTCCATACTTCGCAGAAACATCCGACAGAAAAACTTGAATTTCGTTTGAAAGAGCCATGATTCACCTCGTTGCTGTTGTTGTTTCGTGCCGTTAACTAGAATTCCTTGACGGTTGTTTTTCCGGTGTTTACAGTCAATCCCTGAAGCCGCACAACAAATATACCAGCGGCAAACAACACGGAAAAGGAACAAATCATCATGGGTATTAGAGATAACTTGAGTTACGAAGACTTCCTCGACATGAGAAATCAAAAACAACAACAGAATTTGGAAGAAGAACTGAAGAGGCTTTTTGGTGGAGCAATTGATCTTTCTGGTATCTTTCTTCCTGGGATTACTGAGGCAGGAGGAAAGGGGCAAGGATTCCTGGAATACCGAGTTGGTAGAGCAACAAAAGAAACCAATTCACCTGTGAAAATCACGGTAGATGTTCCGGGTTGCACCAAAGCTGATGTTACAGTCGAAATTCAAGAAACAACTTCAGCAAACACAAAAACCAGTTTCAAGACTTTGAAAGTGTCCGCAACCAGAAAGGACATTTTCCAAACTTCAAAACTGGAATTGAGCGTTCCAAAACTTGATGCGTCTCTGGGAGGTTATCGCTGTGACTTGGAGAAGGTAACGGCAAAGGTGGAAAATGGAGTTCTGACACTGATTGTACCTCTGCTTTCCCCGCAGGAAAACAAGCCTTCTGTGACAAAAGTGTCGGTGCTGTAAAAACCCTGTTGACCTTGGGAGGGAGCCGTGGTAGTGTTCAGAACATGAGGACTACCACAGTGAAAATGAACGCCAAGGCAAGCAAACACTCCAACTCCAACGGTCCCAACACCAAGGACCAAGTTTCCGATTTCATTCATTACAAGTTTGATCCCAGTGTTCCCCCAGACGAATATGTCTTTGATCGGGAGCGGCTGGACCTGCTCCAGCAGGAACCCTTCATGGGTGGTATTTCCCTTCGCCTGCCAATGCGGGCTGATTGGAATGTTCCCACGGCTTATGTTTCCTGTGATCGTCAGGGAAACATCATTCTTGGTTACAACCCCGGCTGGATGCGGTCGCTGACTTACGAGCAGCGAAAGGGTGTTTTCAAGCATGAGGTTTTGCACATCGCCCTGATGCACATTGCTGGTCGTGCGGTTGCCGATCCTCGGAAAGCGCGTCTTTGGAACGTTGCCACCGACCTTGCTATCAACAGCATCATTTCCAATGGCGGAAGCAACATGGCACCAATTGCTGATTGCCTTCTTCTGCCTGGGCGTGAGCCTAAGACGAAAGACCAAGGATTGAAGGCACTCATCAAGAGTTTTCCGCACCTGGAGTCCAGTGACTTTTACATGGATGCTCTGGAGCAGTACGTTGAATCCCAGGGAAACCCAGAAGATGGCGACGGAAACATCACGATTGACATTGATAGCGACGGTCAGTTTGATGGTCACGGCGGTTGGGGCAATATCCCCGAGGAGCTTCGAGACATTCTTCGTGAAAACGTCCGAGAACTTGTTTCTCAGGGTGTGAAGAATGCTCACCGAGCTGGGCAGTGGGGGTCCATCCCTTCTTCCACGAGTGCTCAAATTGAGGCCCTGCTGAAGCATGAGCTTGATTGGAAGGCAATTCTTCGGATGTTCCTTGGGCGTGCGCGGTCGATGGATCGGAACAGCACAATCAAGCGAATCAACAAGCGTGCGCCTTACATGATGCCCGGCGTGAAGCGCAGCACCGTTGCCAACTTCCTCTGGGCGATTGACCAGTCAGGCTCTGTGTCTGACGAAAACGTGCAGCGAGGTCTTGCCGAGGCTTTCGCCTGTTCCAAGGAAGGGAAGATCGACATTGTAAACTTCGACACGGAGATTGACATGTCCAGCTTCAAGACCGTTAACAACGGGCAGGGTTTCAAGTGGGAGCGGACTCGGTGCGGCGGCACCGACTTCAATGCGGTTACTGGATTCTTGAATCGCCAAGAAAACCGTGGGAAGTATTCTGCGGTGGTGATCTTTACCGATGGTTACGCTCCGACAATGAACAATATTGTTGGAACCAAGGTTCTCTGGCTTATTACCGAAGACGGCACGATGGAAGCGCCTCGCCCCGGAGATCTCGCAGTGAAGATGGACAAGCCGAAGGCCATCAAGCGGGTCTGAAAACAAAAAACAAACGGCAGAAATCCCAGAAAACATCTCGGTCGCAAAATCTAGGCTGGGATGTTTTCTGGGACTCCGAGCAAGAAAGTTCTTGACCTTCCTGGGTGACTCTGATAGAGTCTGTTCATCAACTGGCTGGGAACGAAAGGAGTGAAAATGAGACTGATTCAACAAAGGTTTGCAGTTGGTCACAAGTGTGACAGGTGTAAGGCTGAGGGCGAGGTTGGTTGTCTCAATCTTCTGAATGGGAAGCCGATTTTTTTCACTTGTCATCAATGCCAAGAAAACGACTTTCAAGTTTTGCTTGTGGAACTTGGAGTTGTCGATGATTGTATCTCCGCAAGCGACTGACAAAAACGACAGGGACAGAAAAAAGTTCTTGACTCTCTCGACTGGTTCTGGTAAGGTTCAAACAACTTCAACGGCTACGAAATAAGAAAAGGATACAAAACACAATGTCTCACGGTGCAATTTCTCTCGACATCAAGTCCACGGTTCGTCTGGTTCAGGCGTTCTCCCCCAACCGCGCCATCATGCTTCGAGGGGCTCACGGTATCGGGAAGTCCCAGGTGGTCTATCAGATCGCCACGACTGTCAAGAACGATTTCTACAAGGATCGTGGCAACTGCGAGCGGGTGACTGCTGCTCTTGGCAAGGATTCCGGGTTTGTTCGGGCGATGGCTGGGTTCTGGAACAAGAATGGTTCCAAGGAGGAGTACAAGGATTATCCTCGAAACCTTTGGCACTACGACATGGGCACTCCGGTTGTGGAGCGTCGCCTCTCCCAGCTTACGGAAGGTGACATGACGGGTCTCCCCTTCGAGGGCAACCGCGGCGGCACCGTGTTCCGGGCGTGTGAGTGGCTTCTGGCAACGACCGAGTTCCCTTGTTTTCTCTTCTTGGATGAGCTGAACCGAGCCATCAAGGGTGTTGAGCAGGCGACCTTCCAACTTGCGGACAGCAAGGCTTTTGATGGCAACACTCTTCACCCGGACACCCGAGTGATTGTGGCCGTGAACATCGGTGATGAGTACGATGTGCAGGGAATGGACCTTGCGGCTCTCAGCCGTTACGCCACCATCGACTTGGAGCCCACGGTTGAAGACTGGCTCACCTGGGCAAAGGATAACTGTCATCCCGCCCTCGGAGAGTTCATCCGAGGCAACCCGCGATTCCTGGAGGTTCGTGGTGCCCAAGAGCCCAACAAGAAGACCCCGGATCGTCGTGCCTGGGGCAACCTCGACGCCGAGCTTCGCCGCCTGGAACTGTATGATTCCGAGAACTGCAAGGATCCAATGTTTGTTCACATGGTTGCTTCGATGGTAGGGTTTGAGGCCGCAAGTGCCCTCTGGAAGTTTGTGAAGGAGCGTGAAGCTGATATCACCGCCCAGGATGTTCTTAAGTCCTGGGAGAAGGTGCAGAAGCGACTTCCGAAGGATGACGAAGCCGAGCGTCATGGAAAGTTCCTTGATATGCTCGGCAAGCTCGACAACCTTCTCAAGACTCACCTCTTGACGAAGGAGGAAGCCAAGAACTTCGCAGCCTTCATGGAAGCGGCCCCGCCCGAGATCATGATGAGTGCTTGGAAGAGCCTGAACCAGCAGGCTGCCAACCTCGTGAAGTGTCACCCATACTGCGGCAACCTCCTTGTGAAGCGTGTCGCGGGCGGTTCGGTAAACACCGAAACCACCAAGTAACACCAACACTAAACCCCAAGCGGACAACCAACAAGTCCCTTGGGGTTTTCCCTTTTATCCCCTCTTTTCATCTTGTTATCTTCCATGTTGAGATGAAAAAAGAACTCACAATCAAATTCCGCAAAACACTCCCAACCGCAAAACTTCCCACACACGCACACGAAACCGGAGACGCTGGTTTCGACATTTACGCAGCAGAGCAAACAGACATTCTCCCAGGCCAAGTGAAGATGGTGAGAACGGGTTTGCAGTTAGCTGATTGTCCTTCTGTTTTGGAGTGTGGGTCTCAGTATTTCTTCGATATGCGTTCGAGATCTGGGTTGTCAAAGTTTTTGGTGCTTCCCGTTACTGGAACAATTGACACAAACTACCGTGGAGAGATTATGGTTGTCCTCGCAAACTTCTCTGACAAACCATACACGATTGTTCCAGGCGATCGTATCGCGCAACTTGTTATTCAGAAGATTGTTGCTGCTTCCGAGACCCAGGCTGTTACATTTTCCGAAACAGATGTTGTGACGGAAACCACCAGGGGCTCTGGTGGTTTTGGGAGCACTGGACGATGACACCAGAAGAATGGCTTAGTCTTCCTGCCGGAACCCTTGTTCGTGGTTGTGAATCCATTTTGGATGAAGCCACTGGTTATTACTTCCTCACACCCAGTCTGAAAAAGTGGTCTGTGCTAAAAAACAAACACCCAAAGCTTTACTACTCGGAGGGGATCTATTTTTTGTCAGAAGGATTCGAAATGGAATTCGGTTTGCTGGATTCGGCAGGGGCTGTGAAAACTTTCACAAACAGCAAGTTTTCAACAAGAATGGCCGATGGTTGTTTTCGTTTTCCTGCCAATGCGGGTACCATAATTTGGGATGAAGTTTTTCACATCAAAGATGTGGACCAAACGAAAATTCTTGGAATGTTGCTTGGAAAGCATTGCATCGGCTCAGGACCACAAGATTCCCCAGTGATTTGTAGCTCCATTCTTATGCCATCTGGCAAAACGTGGGCATTGATGCTGACCACGAAGCCGAACACGGGAGAAGACATAGTTCTTTACTACTAAACCCATGACAAACCCACAGAACCTCTCCAGACCAATCATGGTCATCGACGGCCTCAACCTTTTCACGAGAAACTTCGTTGTGAATGAAACCACAACGGCAACAGGAGAACTCGTTGGTGGAGTCGTTGGTTTTATGAGAGCACTAGGCAACCTCATTAACCAATTCCATCCAGCTTCTGTTTATGTTGTTTGGGAGCAGGGCGGACCTTCCCAGCGAAGAAAACACATCTGTCCAGAATACAAAGCGAACAGACTTACAACCGGACAAGGGTTGAAAGAGATGTATCGTACCGATGGCAAGTTCCAACCATCAAGCAATCCTCAAAACAAAATCTTCCAGCTTCAGCTTCTCACCAAGGCTCTTGCAACACTTCCCATTTGTCAGATTTACGTTCAAGACACAGAAGCAGATGATGTGATTGCTTATCTTGTAAAGAGGAAGTTCCAAACAGACAGCAAGACCAAACTGGTTGTGTCAAACGACAAGGACTTCTACCAGTTGCTGGAAGATCCGAACGTGAGAATTTTTGATCCTGCAACCAAAATGTTGATTGATTCCCAACACATCAAAACGAAACTGGGAATCAGTCCCAGGAACATCACACTGGCAAGAGCGGTTATTGGTGATCCTAGTGACAACTTGAAGGGTGTGGAGGGAATTGGTTTTAAGACCCTCGCAAGCCGGTTTGAAGCCTTTTCCAGGGACGACATTGACTTGGACAGGGAATGGCTCATAAAAGAATCCAAGGCCCTGCATAATGCCTCCAAACGTCCTCTGAAGTGCTATTCCCAAATCTTCCAGGGCGAAGAGATTATCGAGAGAAACTGGAAGTTGATGTACCTCGACACCTTTTGCTTGTCTTCTCAGCAGATTGAGAAGGTGAATTTCAAGGTAGAAAACTTTGAGCCGGTTTTGAATAAAATGGAATACCTCAAAACCTTCACAGGAAACGACATTCCAATTTCACTGGAGATCGAACAGGCATTTACGGCGGCAAAAACGCTGTTTGGTGCCTTTTCGGGTTCTTGAAAACTTCCAATAGTTAGCCCCACCCCTTCCCCGGCCAGCAACCGTTTGACCTCTGGTTATCAGTCCCATACATTGGGCAAAGGTATATGACGCAACAACAAACCGCACAAAACCCAGCTATTTTCAACAGTCTTGGTAAGTCCTTTCAAGAGAAAGTTCTTCAAGCCCTTCTCACTGACCGAGCATGGTCTACCCAATTCATCGAGGTTTTCAACGTTGATGAATGTCTTGAACCAGCGTACCTGAAACTCATTGCAAACAGGTATATTGGTTATTATCACGAATACAAAGAGTTCCCAACCATTCCTCTTCTTGTCACAATCATGAAAGATGAGTTGAGAGAAGCAAAGGATGTTGTCATTAGGGAACAATGTCACTCTTTTCTCCAGAAGGTTATCCGCAATGAAGAAATGAACGATCTTCCTTGGGTAAAGGATAAGGCGTTTACCTTCTGTCGTCAGCAGCTTCTCAAAAAGGCTTTGTCGGACAGCGTTGATATCATTCTAACCGAGAAGTACGAGAAGGTTGTTGATATCATGAAGGGGGCGATTGCCGCAGGGATGGCAACGTCTCCTGGTCATGATTACAACGTTGATCTTGCTGCCCGGTACAGCACTACGTTTCGCCATCCGATTCCTACTGGGATTTACGAATTGGATGAGAAAAAGATCATGGCTGGTGGTCTTGGTGGTGGAGAAATCGGAATTGTCTGCGCACCGTCGGGCGTTGGGAAAAGCCATGTCCTTACTCACTTTGGAGCCCAAGCCATTCTTCTTGGAAAGAATGTCATCCATTACACAATGGAGTTGAACGAACGATACTGCGGGATTCGCTATGACTCCAACCTCACAGGCATCAATTCCAGTGACTGCTCGGATAACCAAGATCAAATTCAACAATTCTTCACCTCAAACGCAGAGCGGCTGGGGAGATTGATTATCAAGGAATATCCAGCGAGAACCATTACCTGCAACACGATTAGAGCACACATTGAGAAGATGTCATTGAAGGGCATCAAGCCCGATATGATCATTATTGACTATGCTGGTCTTATCCGCTCCACTGAACGATACGAACTTCCTCGGCTGGAGATGCAATACGTCATTCAGGAAATTCGTTCTCTTGCAAAAGAGCTGGATGTTCCCATTTGGACCGCTCTCCAATCTAACAAGGAAGGAGCCAAGTCTGACATTGTTGACTTGACTAACCTTGCCGAGAGTTATGGGCAAGCAGCCGAAGCCGATTTTGTTTTGGGTTTGCAGCGTATCAGCACCCAGAAGTCAACTGGTCTTGGAACCCTCTTCATTGCTAAGAACAGGTTTGGAATTGACGGGCTCCAGTTCAAGATTCATCTGGACACTGCCCGTTCAACCCTTCGTGTTCTTTCCGCTGATGAAGTTGAAGGAATGCAACAAGACCAAGAAGCTCACAGAGAGCAAGTCCAAAAGTCTACTCTGGACAGTTTCAAAGAAGCAATCAAAAAAAGCAAGGCAGAGTTTCAGATGAAACCTCTGCGTTCATGAAAGGTAAAAAGAAACAATGATTACAGACAGCCAAGGATTTATTGCAGAGCCTTACAAGAACTTCATTCACATTTCCCGTTATGCCAGATGGCTTGACAAGGAAAAACGTCGTGAGACCTGGACGGAGACAGTTGATCGTTATTGTAACTTCATGTCTAAACACCTGGGAAGCTCCATCGAACAAGAACTTCTTTCCAGGATTCGTGAAGCGATCTTGAATCATGAAATCATGCCTTCCATGCGTGCCCTGATGGCTGCTGGGCCTGCAATGGAAGCCGATAATATTAGTGCTTTTAACTGCGCTTTCGTCGCCGTGGACTCTCTCCGCGCATTCGACGAAACGATGTATATTTTGATGAACGGCACTGGTGTTGGTTTCTCTGTTGAGCAGTCTTACATCAACAACCTTCCAGTCATTGCCGAGGAGTTCCATCCAACAGAAACAACAATTGTTGTTGAGGATTCAAAGCTTGGTTGGGCGAAGGCATACAAAGAATTGATTGCCTTGCTTGTTCAGGGACAAATTCCTCGCTGGGATACAACCAAGGTTCGTCCCAAAGGTGCTCGTCTGAAAACCTTTGGTGGGCGTGCTTCTGGTCCTGAGCCTTTGCGTGAGCTTTTTGCTTTCACGGCGCGAGTGTTTTCAAACGCAAGAGGTCGTCGTCTGAAACCAATCGAAGCTCATGACATTATGTGTAAAGTGGGCGAAGTGGTTGTGGTAGGAGGCGTCCGGCGTTCAGCCCTTATCTCTCTTTCCAACCTCGACGATTTTGAGATGGCGAAGGCAAAGAGTGGACAATGGTGGGAAACACAACCCCAAAGAAGTTTGGCAAACAACTCTGCTGTTTACAACTCCAAACCCAACACTGCCCAGTTCCTTCGTGAATGGAGAAACCTTTATGAATCCAAGAGCGGTGAACGTGGAATCTTCAACATGGATTCCGTTCGCAAACACATTGATCGGTTTGGTCGTAGAGACTCCAGTAAAGTCAAAGGCGTAAATCCTTGTGCCGAAATTCTCCTTCGCCCAAATCAATTCTGTAACCTCACCGAAGTTGTTATCTCCGCATCTGATACCGCAGAAGATCTTTTTAGGAAGGTAGAACTGGCAACGGTCCTTGGAACTTGGCAATCAACATTGACCAATTTCAAGTACATCAGAAAGGTGTGGAAAAACAACTGTGAAGAAGAAAGGCTTCTTGGTGTTTCTCTTACCGGAATTTTTGGGAACTCTCTTACCTCGACAAATGGTCCCGAGTTGAGAGAGCTTCTGACCAAGCTGAGGGAACATGCTGTAACAGTGAATGCTGAACACGCAAAGAGTTTGGGTATTCCTGTGAGTGCAGCTATCACTTGTGTGAAGCCATCCGGCACAGTGTCTCAATTGACAGGTGTTTCCAGCGGCATTCACCCTTGGTATTCGCCTTATTACGTTCGGACCGTGAGAGGAGACAACAAGGATCCTCTTACTGAGTTCATGAAAAACCAGGGTGTACCAAACGAACCAGATGTCATGCGCCCAGATTCCACAACCGTTTTTTCTTTCCCAATCAAGGCCCCAGAAAACGCTGTTGTAACCTCGGACTTGTCAGCAATTGATCATTTGGAGATTTGGAAGACTTACCGTGAGTGCTTCACCGAACACAATCCTTCTGTTACAATCAACGTGAAAGAAGATGAGTGGATGGATGTTGGTGCTTGGGTTTATAGGAACTTTGATTTTATTGGCGGCATTTCCTTCTTGCCAGCAACTGAGCACACATATCGCCAAGCTCCCTACCAAGCAATTGATGAGGAGAAATACAACGAATTGAAAGCTTCATTCCCAGAAGATATTCAGTGGAGTTGGTTGGTACACTTCGAGAAGGAAGACACCACAACTGGAACTCAAGAGCTTGCTTGTGTCGGTGGTGTTTGCAGCGCAGATGATGACGTTTCTCGTCTGTTGAAACAATAACTCGTTGTCGTGTTTGATTGAATGAGAAGAGGGAAGAGGACCAAATCCTCTTCCCTCTTCTGTTTTGTCTTTAGAACCTCCTGAGAGGTTTATTTGTATCAGTGCAATATGAGGTAGACACCAGCAACGTGAATATCTTTTGCTGGCCTGTCATTTTCTCCTGGAAGGATGATGACGTTTACTCTGTCATCGTCCTCAAGATCATCTTCGACTTGTTCATATTCGGCCATCGTGAGCATTGGGAAGCTGTTTTTGGACTTAACCTCTTTGGATTTGAGGATGGCTTGTTTGACTTCTTCTTCTCTGTTGTCGACATAAACCCATTTGGATTTACCTTCCTCCTCAATGCGTTTAATAGCCCCAGCCGCGATCATCTCGTCTTTCACAGACTCGGGAACAATTTGTGAGAACATGTCTTTGGTTGGGTCAATGAGACGTTCTTCTTCTGGTTTGGCGCCGATGGATTTGCGAAGCAAAAGATCCTTGTGAGGCATTTTGTCAGCAAGAGCAGCACGCTTGGTGTAAGCGTAGAACTTCACATAGTTCCGAAGGAAGGAAGGCAACTCGCCCTTAACCCTTTCGATGATGTGGTGAGTCAGGCGAAGATAATCTTCCGAGAAGAAGTCTCCAGCGTCGTGCCAACGAATAATCGTCTTGATGTTGTCTTTGGCATATTTTTGGACTTCTTTGATTACTTCAGTAACAACCCGCTGAATATATTCTCCTGGGCGGTTGTAAAGCAGGTTGAGAGCAAGGTTTTGCTTCTCAGACACTGCTCGGTATTGCACATAACCGCCTTTTGTAGCATAGCAAATCTGCATACAACTCCCAGCACTTGGACAAGTGTTGATGATCTTGAACTTGTTTTCTGCTTCATCAAACACGAGACCCATAATAGCTGGAATGCCGATGTTAAAGAACGCTTCGAGTTCTCCTGTGGAACTCTTCTTCATCTTTTCATTTTGTTTCAGAAGGGTGAAGCTGGGTTTGTTGTAATCAGTCAAAATCTTCTTCAAAACACTCAAGTCGATAGGTTGTTCCTGCTCATCAACAATCACAATGTCTTTCGGAGAAGTTTCGGTCCTTCTTTTTGCCAAGGACGATGCTGGAACAAGAGTGTCAGATGCTGTTCCTGGGTGGATATAAGGAAAATCTTGTGGAAGCTTTCCTTTGCCAGAGCGAACAGAAAGTGCCCCTGCCAATTTGGAAGGATCCAATTCGGTTCCTTTGACATCGCCACCAGCAAGAGTTTTTTGTGGTGGCTTTGGAAACCTCTTCACATACGGCGCCTCTGAAATCAACTTGTCGAGGAGCTTTGATTGGACTCTGCGAGTCAGCATTTCTTGGATTGTTTCAGACTCTCCGGGAACTTCTGGTGGCATGTTCCCCGAATACTTCTGAACAAACTCTTCTGGTGACATAACCTCGGCATTGGCAAAAATACCAGCACCCGAAACGGCTCCTTCGTTCAAGATCAAGTAACGAAGCTTCTTTTTCATTGTCATTTTTATTGTTCCCTCTGTGGAAATGGTAGTTAGTGGAAATGGTAGTTATAGGTATGACAACTCTATCCACCTTCCTCTTCAAAGAAGCTATGGTTCTATCGACCGGAGGTGCCTCGTTAGGGGCCTCTAACCAAGTCGTCGGGGTTGGATCCGTTCCCAAAAAAGGAACGCCTGCAAAAGCCCCCCAGACCCATTCCCGGTCACTTGAAGAAGTCACCGATGAGGAGTTGCAGGAATCTTTTGGTGCGATGCACGAACCAGATTTTGATGGGCCTGCAATGCCAGGATTGTGGGCTGGGTTGGAAGATGTCAACACTCCTGTAAAAACAGATTCACCAGAGCTTCATCCAAAACGTTCCAAAAACAAACGGTAAGCTGCCTCTTCTATCTCAACAATCACGCTTACCTTTGTTCT